CCTACGCGCAGATGACCCTCGCCTACCAGGAGGCGTACGACAGCTACCAGGGCATGCTGAAGGCGGGCGTCGCCCGTGAGGTCGCTCGCTCTGTCCTGCCGGTGGGCCTGTTCTCGTCGATGTACGTGACTACGAATGCCCGAGCCCTCATGCACTTCCTGTCTCTGCGTACCACCCATCCTGACGCCAAGGTCAAGAGCTACCCACAGCGCGAGATCGAGATGGTTGCCGAGCAGATGGAAGCAGAGTGGGCCCGGCTCATGCCGATCACCTACGAGGCGTTCAACAAGAACGGTCGGGTGGCACCGTGAGTTCTGGTGCCAATAGACGCCTTACGGTCATCGGCAGGGTGAGCGACTGGGAGGTCCGCTTCTGGTCGAAGGTGGATCGGGACGGCCCTCGAATACTGGACGGACCTTGCTGGGTCTGGGGTGCGGCTACTGACTCAAACGGATACGGAGTCTTCCGCCTCAACGGGCATTCTCGCCGCACGCACCCGGTGTCCTGGGAGCTGCACAACGGGGAACCTGTGCCTCTCGGCCTGGTCGTTCGACACAGATGCGACCACCCGCCGTGCGTGAACCCGCACCATCTCTTGGCTGGCACTCACGCCGACAACGTGGCCGACAAGGTGCTGAGAGGGAGGGCCGCCAACCAGAACACCAGGAAGACGCACTGCAAGGCCGGACATAAGTTGGCGGGCGAGAACGTGTACGTCCGGCCCGACGGGAGGGGGCGACAGTGCGTAGTTTGCCAGCAGTCCCGGGGCGAACAATGGGCTGCGTCTGCCTGACTCGCGTCGCACCGTAGCGCTGTCCGCGCCTCCTCCGTCGCCCTCAAGAGGTGAGCAGAGGAGGCGCTGTGACGTTGGTGTGGAGTGAGATCGTCGATCAGGCCAGACGGTCCGTCGAGGCTGCCCTGGGCAGCTCCCATGCAGGAGAGGATGGGGCCGTGACCGAGCACCCCACCCAGGAGTCCCTGGACAACATCAAGCACAACTTCTCCTTCGCCGACGCAGGCTCCTGGGACGAGGCGAAGGAGAACTTCGACATGGAGCATCCGGCCATGAAGGAGTTCGTCGAGGACGTACGTCAGAGAGGCGTCCAGAAGCCCGTCCGGATCGACTACGAGCAGTCCCCGCCCGAGGTGGTCGACGGTCACCAGCGCCTCGTCGCTGCTGACGCCGCCGGTCTCTCACACGTTCCGGTCAAGCACGGCACCTTCGCCGACGTGCACTACTACGGGGAATGACGTGCTGGTCGAGGTCCCAGAGGTCCACCTCGTCACCCACCCCGACCGCATGATCATGGTCGAGAAGGGGCTCCCCCCGAAGCGCGCCCAGGCTGCGGCCCGGGAGGCCGTACGGCAGGCCCGGCGCCGGATGCCGAAGCTCACCGGCGCAGCCGCGCGCGGCCTGCAGCCGCTGTACGGCAAGGGCTACTTCGGGATCTCCTGGTCCACCGACGTCGTCTGGTACCAAGACCACGGCACGAAGCCGTTCACCATGCGCTCGCTGGCCGGGAAGGTCATCCCGATGTGGATCGACGACCCGACCGGCCAGGAGCGCCGCGACAACCCGAAGGCGAAGACGCGCACCACGGAGACCGGCAAGATTCAGGTGTTGATCTTCCGGCGCGCTGCCAAGATCGGGGAGCGGAAGAAGGTCTACAAGAAGGACCCGAAGACCGGTCTGAAGGTGCTCGTCTCCGATTCTCCGGCTCATTACCCGGGCGCTCCCGGCCGTATCGGCTGGCGCGAGGCCAAGCAGCCTTGGACCCGGCCCGGGAAGAGGCCGGGTGCGATCCACCCGGGGAACATCGGTGTTTGGTGGCGCCACCCGGGGTTGAAGCCCCGGAGTTTTTTGAACACGTCCATGACCTTGGCGGCGCAGAAGAACGGCCTGCTGGCCGAGCGGGTCTACGTCGCTGACCGGGGCTGGAGAAACAACGTCCGCCTGCACGGCGAGGAGTTCCGCTGATGTACGTCACCAGGGTGAAGACCCTCGCGATCGAGGCCCTGCACGCGGCCTTCGATGACCAGTACCCCGTGGCGGAGTTCCGGGGGCTGCACTGCTCGCTGGAGTACCCGGTCGACAAGTCCAGCTTCCCCGAGGTCTGGGTGCGTTATAGCGACACGGGCCCTCTGCGGCAGGCGGGCGTCTCGCACGTCGAGGACACCGACCCGGTCGACGGCGGCCGTGTCGCGCCGTACACGCGCTTCCGGTTCGAAGGCTCCTGGGAGTTCGTCGTCGTCGCTCTGTCGAGCGTGGAGCGGGACCGGGTCTACGACGAGCTGGTGGCGACGATCGCCTGGTCCGGGTTCGACTCGCTGCGCGGCCGGTTCCGCTCTTACCTGGCGGACAACGACCTGATCGATCTGACGGTCCGGACGGACGAGATCGAGTCGACCGGGGAGTCGGCCGAGCCGGGCACGCCGTGGGGTACTGACGAGGTGGTCTACGAGCGGACCCTGGCCATCGACCTGATCGGTGACTTCACGCCGGACCCGGAGACCGGCGTCATCGTCCCGCTCTCGAAGATCGTGGTCACGCCGACCGCAGACCTCACCCTCGACGACCTGAGCGACAGCGGCTTCGACTCCTGGCACTGAAGCGGGAGGTGGGCGATCGGCATCGCACCGTTGGGATGTGGAACGTCCCATGGGGTCGCCCGCCCCGCGCTGAAGCTACCACGCCTGTTGCTGTCCACGGCCCGGTTGTCGCCCCAAGGGGTGACAGCTGACCGACGCGACTGGTGGGTGGCATGCCCGACATCTCCTCTGCGACGTACACGCCGCCCGGCGTCTACGTCAGCGACGAATCGACTCCCACGGTCACCCCGCGCGGCGTGTCAACCACGACCGTCACGGTGATCGGCCCGGCCCTGGGTTACCAGACGACCAGTGAGGTCGTCACCGTCTTCTCCGGCTCGGCGACCGCACTGTTGCAGCGTGGCGCGTACATCGCGGCGGTTGTGGGGCCGCCTGCCATCGCGGCGCCCGTGGTCACGACCCTGTCGGGCACGGTCATGGTCTACAACACCGACTACACCTTCGTGGTGACCGCCGGTTCCGGTGGTGCCGCCACGGCGATCACTTCGATCAAGCGTCTGTCGTCGAGCCAGAGCGACCTGACTCAGCCGTCGCCGAACGGGCTGAAGGACGGCGACCAGGTCCGGGTGACGTACGCGTTCACCAACGCGACGTATTACGAGCCGACCGAGTTCGAGGACTACGACCAGGTCGTGGCCACGTACGGGCAGGCCATGCTGTCGACCGCGCCGACGAGCCCGACCGCGTCTCAGGTCGCCTCGGCGCTGACTCTGGCGGCGAAGATCGCTCTGGAGAACGGCGCGGCCAGCGTGCTGTGCGTAGCGACCAACCCGGCGGCGACGGACTACCGGGCGGCGCTGCAGGCGGCGTACAGCAAGCTGGAGGCGGACTACCGGGCGCAGATCCTGGTGCCGCTGTTCGTGGACGGCACGTACAACGCGCACACGCCGACGAACGTGGCGAACCTGCTGGCCGACGTCAAGAACCACTGCGAGACGGCGGCCAACGACGGCTACGGCCGGATGGCGTTCACCGGCCTGGCCACGACGTACGACAACACGACCGGCCACGACCAGCTGGCGCTGGCGCAGGACAGCAAGCGGCTGGTGCTGTGCTACCCGAACCGGCTGCTGGCCTTCAACTCGGCCGTGAACGCCTCCACGGAGATCGACGGCTTCTACCTGGCCGCTGCGATGGCCGGACGGCTGGCGCGGAACGCGGTCGCGCGGGGGCTGACGAACCAGTCGCTGACGTCGTTCACGGGCCTGCCCGCGACGATCGCGCAGGCCATGACGCGGACCTTCAAGAACAACCTCTCGAAGTCCGGTGTGAACGTCGCGGAGATCAACCAGAACAACCAGCTGGTCGCCCGGCACGGCGTGTCCACGAACATGTCGTCGATCCTGACGCAGGAGATCTCGCTGACCCGCATCGGCGACGTCCTGCTGCAGATGATCCAGGTCGGCATGTCCAACGCTGGGCTCATCGGTGAGCCGATCACGGCCGAGACCACGATCAACGTGAAGTCGGCGCTGATCGGTCTGCTGGAGCAGGCGGTTTCCGACGCGATCATCGTCTCCTACGCCAACGCGCAGGTGCGGCAGCAGTCGGCGGACCCGTCGGTCATCGAGGGGACCTTCAGCTACAAGCCGCCGATCCCGATGAACTATGTCGTCGTGAAGTTCGCCGTCGACCTCACGACCGGCGACACGTCCACGCAGACAGACCAGGCCGCCTGAGCCCGCGCGGCAGGCGCTTGTGACGGGCCCCTGCCGCGCTTTATGGAGGACCCCCGGTGTGAGGGCGCCGGGGGTCCTCTGCTGTCCGTGGCCGCCCATCCCGCACCAGTGGGTGAGACCTACGGATGGGGTGGTGAGCAATGCCTGCAGGCAAGGTCCGCGTCACCGGCTCCGGCTACAGCACGTTCGTGTACGCCGGTAAGCCGATCGCGTTCTTGAACAGCGTCGAGGACTCGGGCCAGCGTGCGTGGAGCGACAAGGGGCAGGCGTACGCGTTTATTCAGCCCCTTGGTTCGCGTACGCCGGTGGAGATCGCGACGTCCCGCGTCCTGGGCGGCGGCACGCTGCAGATGACGATCCAGGAGCTGTGGAACCAGGCGATCTGGGAGCAGCTGGCCGGGCTGTCTGGCACGAACAACATCGTCGAGATTTTCGACCGGCTGGCCGGAAGTCCGAACTACGTGACGGCGCAGACGATCATCAAGCCGCCCGGCACCGAGGCGACCCCCTCGAAGTGGCGCGGCAAGATCTATCACAACGTGACGATCGTCGACATCGCCGACGGCGACACCCTGACGGTCGGCGGCCTGGACGTCGCCAAGCCTGTGGTCGCCGCTTACACGCACTCCACCCGACTGCGCTGACCAGGAGCGAGCGATGACGGACACCTACGGCACCTTCGACCCTGCCTCCCGGCCGGGCCGTAAGGCCGCCACGCCGGAGGCCAAGCCGACCCTGAAGGCTGAGGACGGTACGGAGCTTCCCAGCTTCGACGAGCGCTACTCCGAGGCCTTTCAGGGGCTCGCTTACCTGGGTTCGCTGACGGAGAGCTTCTCCTGGCTCGGGCACGAGTTCGTTATCCGCACCCTCGGTGTGGATGAGCAGCTCGCTGTCGCTCAGGTCACCGCCAAGTACAAGGACGGCGGTGAGCAGCTCGCCTACGTCACGGCGGTGGTGGCGATGGCGATCGTGACGGTCGACGGCGAGGAGCTGCCCACGCCGATCGGTGAGGACCAGCTGCTGGCCGAATGGGGGCACCGGCGGTTCGCCTACGTCAAGGCCAACTGGTTCCAGCCGACGATCAACGAGGTCTTCCAGCGGTACCTGCAGCTGGAGGACAAGGTCGCGCAGGTCATCGAGGCCATGGGAAAAGCCTTCGCCCCGGCCGCATAGACCCGTGGCTGGAGCGCCATCTGCGGATCGCTGAGCGGCGGGGGCTGCTGTCGGGGCGGCACCTGTCCCGGGTGCAGCAGTTCGGCCTGGAGCTGCTCATCCTCGCCAACGGCTGGAAGGAAGTCGAGCGGGACGAGGAGCAGCTCAAACGGGACGAGAAGGCGTTCGAGGACCAGCTGAAGTTCGCGCTGGTGGCTGCGGGCGTGGACGCGACCGAGCTGTGGCCGAGGGATGCCGCCGATGTACCGGACGACGAGGGCGTCGACTACGACTACTCCGCCGTCAACTGGCAGCAGGGCTCGACCGACGACTGGGATCGCATGCAGGAGGCGCTCTCTCAGTCACGTGTGCAGGTGTCTGGGGACCCGGAGCCGGAGGACGAACCGCCGGTGCCAGACATGGACGACGGATTCGATCGGGAGTGGCAGTAGATGGCGACCCCTACGCCGCCCCCGGGCGGCAACACCCCTCCTGGCGGCATCACCGGTGCGTTGCAGTCGCTGGCCATGCAGCTGCAGGCGTTCCTGCACCAGAACCAGACGCTGCAGAACCTGCCGTCGAGCACGGCCAACGCCCTGCGGCAGGCGCGGCAGAACGTCCTGAATCCGCAGGCGCTGTTGGGCGGACAGGTCCCGGCGCCTGTGGCTCCGAACGCGCAGTGGCTGCAGCAGACGGCTGCGCAGTTCCTGAGCCAGGTGGTGCTCAACCAGTCCCAGCGCCGGTCCAGCCCGCCTCCTCCTGGGCCTACGCCGCCGACTCCTGCGCCTGTGCCGCCGGTCCCGATGCCGCCGTACCCGTACCCGTACATGAGCCCGTACGGGCATCCGCACATGCCGTACACCGGGCCCATGCCGGGCTATGGCGGCCCTCTGGTCGCACCGGTTCACCCGGGCAGTAGCGGCGGTCATGCCTCGGGTATCGGCTCGTGGACGAAGTCGATGCTGCCCCGTGTCGGTGCGGCTGTCGGTGGCCCCTGGGGCGCTGTGGCGGGTGCCGCCATCGGTGCCGCCACGGACATCCCGGCCGAGGTCCGCAGCCAGCGCGACAAGAACGCCTACTACCAGTCGATCGAGGGTGGCTCGAACTTCGACGGCTTCGGCGAGCGTGCCTCCGAGGAGCTGTATCGCTGGTCGACGTTCGGTGTGCTCTCCTCCGACGAGTCACGCAAGGCGTTCAAGGGCGTCACCAGGCTGGGCTACAACAGCAAGGTGGAGGGCGGCGTCGGCCGCCAGGATGCGCTCAACTTCATCTACCACGGCAAGACACGTCGCGGTGAGACCGTGGACGAGTCGCTGCAGCAGCTGCAGGTCAACTCCAAGAACGCCCTTGGGTCGCTTAACGACCTGAACGACGCCCTCAACGCGGTCTCCGACAGCGCGGGCAAGGCCGGGGTCAACTCGCAGCAGGCGCGCGCCGAGTTCACGCAGCTGATGGACCAGGCGATCAAGCAGGGATACGGCTCGTCCTCGGCGGATGTGGCGTCTCTGGAGCAGCAGACGAAGAACTCCTACGGCCGGTCCTACCAGGACGTGGACGTATCCGGGCGCCTGACGCTGAACCACGCCTACATGGCAGCCTCGATGTCCGGGATGAGCGTCTCGCAGTACCTGACGTCTGGTGTCACGTCCAAGGGCGCCGCCGACGCGAAGCTGGACCAGGCAACGGCAAGCGCCGTGCTCAAGCCCGGCGTCGAGGACTGGATCAAGGACCAGATCTCCAAGGCCGGTGGCGCGGGCAACCTCCACGAGGACGTTGTCCAGCAGATCGCCGAGCAGATGATCCGGCAGTTCTACGCCAACGACTCCCCGGCGATGGCGCAGGTCATCGCCGCCATCTCCGGGCAGAGCACGCTGGCCAACGATCCGGTCAAGGCCGCCTTCTGGCTCGTGCAGCAGTACAACGACAAGGGCACCGCCGAGACGACGCACAAGATGACGGCCAAGGAGAAGGCCGCCCAGAAGACTGCCAGCAAGGAGAACGCGGTCTCCACCGGCGTCGGCAACAACATGCGCCAGACCCAGGACGACCGGGGCCCGAACGCGGGCAAGTCCATCCTCGGCGACCTCGACAAGGAGAAGTCCGGCGACTTCCTGGGCTTCGGCGGCCACAACTCGGACGCCTACAACGCCTACCAGAAGTGGCACGAGCAGAAGGGCGGCCAGGAAGACCCCGTCGTCTACCACCTCCTCCAGAAGATCAAGGGCGACGACAAGACCAAGGTCGCCGTCACCACCAAGGACGGCAAGAAGGTCGTCTCGCTGGCCGACGCGATCAAGAACCACCGCAACGAGCTGGCGTCCGGCAAGGCCGTCGTCGTCGAGGGCGACCAGACGGGCAAGACGGTCTCCGAGATCCTCGGCAAGGACAAGGTCGACCCGCTGCGCGACTTCTCCAAGGAAGCCAAGGCCACCGACAAGTCCGGCGAGACGTACGCCAAGTGGGAGAAGGAGCACACCACCAAGGACAAGAAGGGCCGGGAGAAGCTGGAGATCACCCTGACGGCCGAGGCCCGGCGCCTGCTGACCGTCCTGGACTCCACCGGCGTCTCCGGGTCCTCCGCGACCGCCACGCCGCCGCTGAGCCCGTACGCGTCCAACCCCAGCTACGGCGGGGAGTAGGCCATGGCTCTCGCATCCCTCGGGTTCACGGGCGGCCCTCAGATCACGTTCCGCATCAATCCCGACTCGATCGACTGGGGCTTCGACATCCACACCTCGGTCACCCCGACCGTCGGCGGCAGGGTCGTGCAGATCACCGGCGCGACCCTGCGGGACGTCACGATCAATGGCTACCTCGGCGAGAACCGCAGGGCCGGGCCCTCGCCGGACGGCAACAAGGACCATGCTGGAGCCAGCTGGCGCTTGCACGAGGTGTTCATCGCGAACTGCCGGGCCATCATGGAGCACCAGTCCCGGGACTCCAGCACGCCCGGCAAGATGCACGAACCGGCGACCTTCAACTATCCGCCGCACGGCTGGCGCTGGAGCGTGTACCTCACCGAGGTCTCTGACATCGACGGCCAGGCGTCGATCGAGCACCGCACCGGGAAGTACAGCCACGGCTACAAGCTGACGCTGTTCATCGTGCAGGTGGGCTCCGACTCGCTGGTCAAGGCGGGCACCTCGAAGAACGCGGTCGACTCCGCCCAGGAGAAGGCCATCGCCTCCTACATCGCCCGCATCAGCGAGGGCATCGGCTGGCGCCAGACCGAGTACAACGGCCCGCTCAGCGACGGCACTGAGGACAAGAAGAGCGACAAGGGACAGAAGGAGGACAAGTAGTGGCTGCAGGCGAACGCGAGTGCATCATCAAGGTGCTGCGCCACATCGCGCCGGGCGAGCCCACCGGCCGTATCTGGGGGCGCAAGCAGTCGGCCGACGGCGGGCAGGGACGAGAGGGCAACCTGTGGGCCGCCGACCCGGAGGACCTTGCCGACCTCATCGTCGCCGAGCTGACCCGAGAGCGAGGGTGGTAATGGCCAACCAGTGGGGCGCCGACGTGCCCGTCTCCATGCCGCAGCCGCTGCGGGCCGACCAGGAGGCCATCGTTCCCATGAACGGCTTTGCGATGACCCTCGACGGCCTCTACCCGGACATGTCGGCCGCCGACCACGAGCGGCTCGCCACGCCCGTCTACGCCCCGCACAACCCGCTGCGGAGCACCGAGGAGACGATTCCGGACCCCGAGGAGTGAGACGTCACTTCATTCGGTGCTTGAGGATCTTCAGCGCGAACCAGGGCCAGAGGAGAAGGAACCCCGCCACGATGAATGGGAGCTGGTCTTCAAGATCCCAGGCCATCCATGAATCGTCGTCCTTCACCGCGCGAATCGCAAGGACCGACGAGGCAGCCCAGCCGACCAGCCACACCGCGCCAAGGATCACCCATGGCGTCATCTCTGCATCCATACCCTCATCCTAGGCTTCAGGAGGAGCTGTGGCCGACACCCGCAAGGGCCTGAACTGCCTGCTGTTCTACCCCAAGGACAGCAAGACCAACGCCAGCTTCCGGGTCCGTGCCGACGTCCTCGGGCACGGCATGACGATGGTCGCCGACTCCTCCAGTTCCCGTAACGCCCGCGCGTACTACCCGCACCGGCCGACCCCGTCACGCTTCTACCTGCGGGTGCTGCTCAAGGGGTACGGCGAGCGCAAGGCGTTCGCCGACTGGATGCAGGGCTACGCCAACTTCGTGATGAACCCGGGCCTGGCCGCCGGTGACTCCTTCCCCGACATGGGGGTCATGCTCCCGAACCGGAACTTCTACCGCGAGGGCGTGCCCCTGTCCGGCTTCGAGTGGGGCGACACCATCGGCACTGTCGTCTGGACGCCGGTCATCACCTTCGAGTGCACCCGCGAGCCCCAGGACGTCACAGCCCTCTCCACGAGCAGCTTCAAGAACGCCCAGGACCCCGAGATGAAGTACTTCTGGCCCATGGGCACGCAGCTCGGCGGCAACGCGGTCCCGTCCGGCAACTACCAGACTGTCGACCCCGGCAAGGACGGCGGCTCCGACCCGGGCCAGCTGGAAGACCTCCCGGTCAACCCGATGCCCAATGAGGGCACCCCGCCGAACGAGCGGTACGACTACGGGAACTGAAATGCGCGACGCCAGGCCCCCGGTCTGCCCCGGGACTCCTGGCGTCACTTGCAGCCGCCCACGGCGACCGCCACTGCTACAAGGATAGCGGCCCGCCCCAGGAACTTCGGCACGGGCGGGCCGCTCAGCCGGATGGAAAGGCCGACACCAAAAGGCGCACGGCCAGCGTAGCGGGGGTCGTGTCGCCGTGTCCGTGGTTCGCCCCAAGGGGCGGAGGTGGTCTCGTGCCGAACTTCGTCCTGGCACCCGGCGTCAAGGTCTACGTCTCGACCGAGAGGCACGGGATCATCGACGTCTCGGACGACCTGGTCGAGGGCTCGATGACGCGCCGCTCGGACGGTGTCAGTTCCTTTAACTTCAGCCTGCAGAACGCCCGCCGGAAGTACGACGGCGTGCTGACCCCGAACGACCGCGTCTCGGTGCAGATGAAGCGGCTGAAGTGGGTGCAGGTATTCACCGGCTACCTGAACAAGGTGCCGCTCGTCACGGCGTGGCCGCGCGTCGTCCACCTGACCGCGTCCTGCTCGCTCAAGCGGCTGCAGTACTGGTACTGGGACTCCCACACCGAAGCGTCGCAGTCCATGGTGCGCGACGCCCTGACGGACGCGAACAAGGACACCGGTGTCTCCGACGGCGGCATGACGAACGTCGCGCTCACCGTGCTGAAGAAGGTGGTGGGCTGGCCGGAGTCCAAGGCCCACATCGCCCGCATCCCGAACAACTGGTTCTCGGTCATCGAGGTCCTGGCCAAGCAGATCGACGCCCAGCTCACCGGCGCCGACGAGATCGCACGAGCCCTGCTGGATCAGCTCGGCACCGCGTCCGTCGGCGGCACGGGCGGCGCGGACGCCAGCTCGCTGAACGGGACGTACGGCGGCTTCAACAACCCGGACCAGAAGGCCAACGCCGCGATCATCTACAACGTCGGCAAGGAGAAGGGCGGCTCCAGCCGTGACTGCATCATCGCCATCATGACGGCGATGCAGGAGTCCGGCCTGCGCAACCTCAAGGGCGGCGACCGGGACAGCGCGGGCCTCTTCCAGCAGCGCCCCTCCCAGGGCTGGGGCACCCACGAGCAGGTGACCGACCCCCGGTACGCGGCGGGGAAGTTCTACGACGCCCTCTTCAAGGTCACGAACCGCGACCACATGGAGCTGTGGAAGGTCTGCGACACGGTCCAGCGCTCCGGCGCGCCGCACGAGTACGCCAAGCACGAGAAGCCCGCCACGGCCATGGTCAAGGACCTGGAGAAGGGCGGGGGCAAGCTGGACTCCAAGACGAAGCCGCAGGGCACCATCTCCGGCGTCGACCTGGCCCAGCTCTCCGTGAACTTCTGCCAGAAGTACCCGAACATTCCGTACACCCAGCAGTACGGCGGCACCCAGATGGGCGTGCTGTCGCAGAACCCTCCGCCCGGCCTGGACTGCTCCAGCTTCGTGCAGGCCATGTACTTGAGGGCGCTCGGGTCTCTGTATGACCTGCCCCGTGTGGCGGCGGCGCAGTACGGCGCGTGCAAGAAGGTGACGGTGGCGAAGGCCCTGGCGACGCCTGGTGCGCTGGTCTTCAAGGGCTCCTCGCCGGGCGGCATCTACCACGTGGAGATGAGCCTGGGTGACGGCAAGAGCACGATCGGCGCGCACCGCGCGGGTGCCAAGCCGCATGACGTCGGCGTCAACCCGCCGTCGGCGGCGTCGTACTGGGACTTCGGCGGCTTCCTGCCGCGCGTCGCGTACACCACGGGCGCGGGCACGGTCATCTTCGATGGGTCGGACGGCACCAGCGGGGGCGTCAACGACATGAGCGGCGACCCCGGGGTCGAGCTGGTCACCGGCGCCGACGCGCCCGGGTACAACCCCAAGGACCCGTTCGACAAGATGTTTGCCGACAACGCGTGGCTGCCGATCTCGACGGCGCAGAACGACCCGAACTACGCGCTGGCGCAGGCCCTGGCCGGGCCGCGAGCGCTGCTGAACGATCAGCCGTTGCTGCCGTACCTGAAGAACCTGTTCAACTCGTCGATGCGGTCGTTTTGCTCCGCGCCGAACGGCGACCTGATCGCCTGGTACCCGGACTACTACGGGATGTGGGGCACGGCCGCCAAGATGGTCATCCAGCCCATCGAGGTGCAGGACTTCGAGGTGTCCTGGTCGGATGACTACATGGTCACCCACCAGTTCGTGGTGACGTCACCGGTCAGCGGGAACCTCTTCGACCCGGCCACGGGGACCGTGCAGCAGTCCATCTCCGACAGCTACCTGTCCCAGTCGGCTCTCTTCACCACCGGCATCGTGACCATCGACTTCCCGGGTGTGTGGAAGGCGCTGTTCGGGATGGACAAGACAGACAAGCAGGCGAAGGAGTACGCGGACTGGATCAAGCAGCGGTTCGGTGCCCGGCCGGACTACCAGCAGCTGCCAGCCCTCATCGGTCCGAAGGCCGCACTGTTCTCGGCGATCTTCCTCTTCATGCGGCAGTTCGCCTTCCAGTACCAGGCCAACATCCCGCTGACGTTCATGCCGGAACTGTGGCCGGGGATGCTGCTGCAGTTCCCCGCCTTCAACTTCCAGGGCTACGTCACCACGGTCCAGCACGACTTCAAGTTCGGCGAGGGCGGCTACTTCAAGACGTCAGTGCAGCTCGCGGCCCCGGCCCGGCTCACTGGCGACAAGGACAAGCGGCTGCTCGGTCTGCCGATGGCGGGAGGCAACTGATGATGGGTCCAGGGAACGCCGCCACCCACGGGATCGGCTGGACGGTCAAGCAGGTCAAGGTCAGCTCGATCCTCACGGACAAGAAGTTCGCCCTGTGTGTCGACACCGAGGGCCAGCAACTGGAGGTCACCACGGCCATCCACCGCACCGGCATCACGCCGATGGTCGGCCAGACCTGGCTCGTCGACCGCACGTACGGCGTGTGGAGCTTCGCCGCCTGGGTCGACCTGACATGAAAAAAGTGAGACCCAGTGGGTCTCACTTTTCCCGGTACCAGAGTGAGACCCAGTGGGTCTCACTTTCGACTATCCGACGATCTCAGCAGCAGCCTCGTACTTGCGCCGCATGTCTTCGACGTACCTCTTGGCCTCGTCGGGGTCTTCCTTGTTCGCCTCGCGGAGGGTCTCCAGGTCGAGGATGCGCCCGGTCCGTCGCGCCTTCGCCAGCTGGTCCACGGCCTTGGACGGGGCCGACGTGCTGGGCTCGGGCTCGATGACGTCAGTGGCCTCGCCGAGAAGGAGGAGCCTGCGGGCCGCTACGGCGCCGCCGGAGTTGACCCGGCCCATCCTCTTCATCTCGGTGAACTGCTCACGGAGGTTCTTCTGGCGCTCCGGAGAGACGTCCGGCTCTCCATCGGGAGTGACAGGGATCTCGCCCTTCTCGTCCACGATGGTGGAGAACAGCTCACGGATGGTGCGCTCGTTGAGCGGCTCGTCTACCAGATCTCCGATGATCCGGTAGACCGGGACGGCTCGGCGGAGCCGGTAGACGTCCTGCTTGCCGAGGTCGAGCGGGGCGGCGAACTTCTCGATGGACTTGATGCCCGCGTCCTTCAGGCGGTCGCCCTGGGTGGCCCACCACAGGTACTCGCCCGCCGACGAGACGTAGTCCTTCTGCATCCTCCCGAGGCCGTTGGCGAGGCCCCGGTTGGCCCGTGCGATCCCGCGCCGGACGATGCCCACCTTCTCCAGGGGGTCTGCATCCTCGGGCGGCACGATGAACTGGAAGGGGTTGCCTTCCTCGGCTGCCGTGACGACCTGATCGGCGGTCGGGGTAACGACGGTGCTGGAAGGCATGGCCGGGGTTTCGGCCTGGTGGGGCACGGCGGCAGTCGCAGCCTCCTCCAGCGCCTGCAGCTCGACCTCGGGTTCGTCCTGCTCGCCGCGACGGGCAGGGGCCACCTCGCTGGTCGTCGCGCCTGCGGTGGCCTGCTGGATGCGCCTCTCTCGCGCGGTCAGCTTCTTGGCGACCGTCTTCTTGGCGGCGGGGGCTTCAACGCGGGGCATCAGCTGATGACCTCCTTCATGGCGTGGCGGAACAAGAGGCCCATCTCTTCGAGATGGTTGCGCTTCGGGGTCTCGTCCCAGGAGCGCGGGTACTCGGGGGCATCGCTGATCTCGAACTCCACGTCCACGAAGGCGATGTCGATCTTCTCGCGGATGTCGTCGTCAATTTTCGTCGCCATGATGGCCTCGACGACCGGCCGGGCGTCGGCCGCTAGCGTGTTCCGGCCGGTGCACTTCACCATGCACACGAAGACCTTCAGGCGGGCGTCGTTGGCCTTGCCTCCCCGCGCGGCAGTCTTGGCCGTCGGCGCGATGCGGTTCCACTCGAAGCCGGACGGAGCGAACGGGAGGAGCACCATGCGCGCCGACTGGCACAGCTCCCAGTACTCCTCCTTACCAGCGCCGCCGGAGTCGACGAGGATGACGTCGTATGCCTCGCGGAAGCTGTCGATGACGTCGTCGAGGTCGGGGGCGTCCTCGGCCTTGTTCTTGCAGTCGTAGGTGACCAGGTCGAACGGGACCTTCTCCGGCCCCCCAGGGCGGGCCTCCCGGACCTTGTACCAGTTGTCGATGCTCTGGCTGTTGTTGTCCGTGTCGATGACCAGAACCTTGAGGCCGAGGATCAAGGACAGGTAGAGGGCTACGAAGATGGTCATCGTGGTCTTGCCGGTGCCGCCCTTGAGCATGCCGACACCGATGACGAGACAGCCGTTGTCACTGATCCACGCTCGGATCTCTTCCTGCGAGGCGAGCAGCCGCTTCAGCTGCTGCCTGGGGAGCGTAGAAGTCTTCACTCCGGTCCCTTCTTAGGCGGGTTGTCGCCCACATCTTGCCGTACCGGCGATGCCCGGGTGCGCAGGAGCCGTGTTTCGGCCCTGTCTTGGAGCGGAAAGGGTGAGGAGGTGGGCTCATGAAGACGCTGGCGCTCGTCGGCGGGGACCTGGCACTGGGTGACGGCGGCTACCGGACGCTCACCGGCGCCGCCCGCATCCGACAGGACCTGGCACTCGCACTCGCCGAGCCGTACGGCCACGACAGCTATCACCCGCAGTTCGGGTCGGTGCTGGCCGCGCACATCGGTGAGCCGCTGACGCCGGAGCTGGAGCTGCTCGTGCGCGCCGAGGTGGTGCGGGTGGTGCAGCAGTACGTGGACGGCCAGCAGGCCCAGATCGCGGCCGACGCCCTGTCCGGCTCCCGGAGCCGGTTCAGCTTCCAGGACGTGGTGCAGTCGGTGCAGTCCATCAGCACGGACATCCAGTACGACACGATCAAGGTGACGATCGCGCTGAAGACGCAGTCCGGCGGAACGGTCCGGGTGCTGCGGACGGTGAGCACCTGACTTTTGCTGTGCGGCGCCTTCCTCTCGCCCTCAAGGGGTGACGAGAAGGAGGGCGCCGCATGGGTGTTTCCAGGGACGACATCGTCTCGCAGATGCGGGATGCACTGCTGGTCTCCGACCCGGAGCTGGACACGTCCATCGGCACCCCGGCGCGGAAGATCCTTGACGCGGTCTCCGCGTCGCTGGCGGACGCGTACGTGGAGAACCACCTGCTGTCGTACGCCTACGACATCGACAGCAAGACCGACGCCGACCTCGACAGCTTCTGCCAACTGTTCGGCATCGCGCGGATTGCGGCCCGGCGCTCGGTCGGAACGGTGACCTTCTCCCGGACTGGCGACCTGACCCCGACCGTCTTCATCCCGGTCGGCACGGAGATCGCGTCCTCGTCGAACTCCTCGATCGTGGTCACCACGGTGGTCGGCGGCACGCTGATGCCGGGAGCCTCCTCGGTCACGGTGCCGGTCCAGGCCGTGACGGCCGGACCCGAGGGCAACCTGGGCGCCGGGATGGCTACCCAGATCACCTCCCCGATCCAGGGGGTCAACACCGTCACCAACACGGCCGCCCTGACCGCTGGCATGTCGCGGGAGACTGACTCGGAGCTGCGGACCCGCTGGAAGTCGACGGTGTTCCGCTCGCTGGCCGGGACGGAGCAGATGTACCGGGGCGTGGCTCTGGACGACGGCGACTGCTACGCGGTGTCCGTCGTGGGCTCCTCGCGGACGCGGTCGGAGATCCTGCAGGTGCCCGTCAGCGGCAACACGGTCTGTCAGATCACGGACGCCCGCTACATCTACTCCTCGCCGGTGCAGGTGGCGAAGTCCGACGGCACGCCGCTGATCAAGGACTACGACTACACCTGGGTTCCGGCGAACCCGCCCCAGATCGCAGGGCTGTCGGCGAGCTTCCCGGCGGCCGGTGAGCTGCTCACGGTGTCGTACCAGTATCTGCCGGTGGTGAGCCGGAACGACCCGGCGAACAACATCACGAACCGGGTGGACCTCTTCGTCGGCGGTACCCGAGCGCAGTCGGCGCAGACGGCGTTGGTGTTCAAGCAGACCAAGGTGTTCCAGACCGTCTCGACGCTGGATCTGTACACCGGGGCGTGGCTGCGGTCGGATCAGACGCGGCCGGTGGCCAGCAACGTGTTTGTGCCGCTGCCGTTCGGGCCGATCGTGACTGTGCCGTCCACGCTGTCGGTCGCGGGGACGACATACGGCCTGGCGTCCACGGCGCACCCGCTGGGCACGGTGGCCAACGGCGTGACGTACGCCTACACGGTCGTCCATGAGGACACGGTGGACGGCTGGACGCCGACCTCGCGGTTCGGCCTGGAGTGGCACCACACCTACCTGCCTGCCGACGGCTCGCCGGTCTCCGTGGGTGGCAACGGCGACTACACCTACAACGAGGTGCCCTCCAGCGTGCAGGACGCGGTGAACCGGTGGAGGTTGACCGGGATCGACGCCAAGGTCCACCAGGCCAAGCAGCGCTGGCTGCGGTTCGCGCTGGGCGTGATGTACACGGTGTCGTCGACCGGGTCGGTTGACTCGGTCCAGGACGCCATCCGGTCCGCCTTGAGTGACTACCTGAACCGGATGGACTTCAACTCCAACGTCCAGATCAGCGACGTCCTCGCGGTCATCCACCAGGTGCCCGGCGTGGACAACTGCCGCCTGCTCAACGGCGCGGACGTGACCGGCTACAGCTCGGCCAATCCGAACGCGTCGATCGTGGGTGTCCAGCAGATTGCCCCGAATTCGGCGCCGAACTCGGCCGCTTTGTCCTCTTGGGTCGATGCGCCGACCGGTCGGGCCAAGGACATCTACTTCCGCGACGACGAACTGCCCGTGCTCGGCGGCGTGGTCTTCAAGACCCTCGCCCGGAACTCCTTCGGGGTGCTGTGATGGCAGACGACTTCCTCCACCAGGGCAGCGGCACTTTCGGGACCGCCGTCATCCCGGGCGGCCTGATTCCGCTGCAGGCCGACGTCACCGTGCCGCAGTCCACCGCGCTGGCCAGCGGCACCGGCATGCTCGTGGCCGACACGGCCGTCGCCGAGCAGCTGCGTCACTTCCCTGAGGAGGTCTACGACCTCCGGCCCACCTCGCACTTGGTCCGCCTGATGCAGGCGCTCCTCGGGGACTCTGGTGTCGGCCAGCTCCGCAAGCGGCTGCTGGTGGCCCAGTTGCAGAGCCTGTCCGTCTCGGGGGCAAGGTTTTTCGATCTCGACCGGTTCTATGGGGCGATCTTCAACGCCACCAGGAACGATGCCGAGGTCCTGCCGATCAACCCGATGGAGACGGCGACCGCCACGGCTGCCGAGTGGGACTCGATCGAGGCTGCCGACGCGTCCTTCCGGGACCGGATGACCGCGCTGGCCAAGGCCGTCGCGACGGGCGGCACCGTGCCGGGCCTGCAGGCGGCGGCCGAGGCCATCACCGGAGTCGAGGTCGACGTCTACGAGTCCTGGGCGCTGCTCGATGCCGCCGGGGACGCGGACGAGGTCGCGCACACTTGGGCCTGGATGGAGGCCGGTCACTGGAGCGACTACGAGGGTGAGATCTGGGGCGCTCTGGAGGGCACGCCGTTCTACGGCCGCTCGGGTTCCCTGACCCGTTCCGAGGTCCTGGTCCGGGTCAACCGCGACTACCCGACGACCCCGGAGGGCCGGGCGCAGCAGGCCAGCGACGAGTCGGCGCTGGTGCGTGTTCTTGAGCGGATCAAGCCTGCTCACATGCTTCTCACGGTCGATACGCAGGGCACTTCGGCTCTGGTGGCGCGCGGTATTGCCGGGGTGCGCTCAGACAGTGAGAACTGGGAGATCGTCCCGCAGGTCACCCCGAGTCAGGTGCCGACCAGCACGAACCCCTACCCGCTGTCGGCGATCCAGCAGCAGGACGGGGTGGATCCGGGTTCGGCCCGGGTGCTGCCCCGGCCGCCGCTGACCACCCGGCTCGGGGACGAGTGGTCGTACGGCCAGCAGGTCCCGACCTGTCGCTCCTACGCGGTCAGTCCGGACGACCCGGCCGACTTCACCGCGCCTGGAGCGGTGCCGGACGCCGACCTTGCCTCGGATGACCAGACGGTTGTTTGGAGGGATGGCACCTTGACTGTCTACCGTGCCTCCCTCGGTGCGCTTGACCCGTTGCTGAGCCACGCCGCGCGTGCCGGGGGTGACGGTGTGCTCATCGCCAACCCGTACTCCGGTGACCGCCGCACCGTCCTGACGACCGACTGACCCTGTCCGGTCCTTCTCATCCGCCCTCAAGGGGTGAGCTGAGGAGGACCACCAGTGGCCGATCTGTACGCCAACTATGCCGCGCTGGCAGCCGCGCGCCAGATCGGTGTGGACTACCGCATTCTGGTCCGTACGCCGCCCGGCTCCCGGCTGGCGCACATCGCCATCCACGGCGGTGGCATCGAGCCGGGTACCACGGAGATCGCGGACTACCTGGCCGGGTCGGCCAGCCGGTTCTACTCCTTCGACGGCATGCTGTCCTCGGGGAACAGCAACCTGCACATCACCTCGACGAACTTCGACGAGCCGCAGGCCCTGGACCTGGTGGCCGCCGCCGACTACGTCATCTCCTGGCACGGCGCCGCTGGAAGCGACCCGGTCACCTTCGTCGGTGGCCTGGACACGGAGACCGGTGAGCGGATCAAGGCGGCCCTGGAGCAGGCAGGGTTCACGGTTGCGCCTGGCAGCGACGAGCTGAACGGCAGCGACCCGGCGAACATCACCAACAAGGACGCCCGGCTCATGGGCGTGCAGATGGAGCTGTCGCTGGCGCAGCGGCAGTCCTTCTTCGAGGACTTCACCCGGGTCGGGCGGGACAGCGGGGCGCGCACGTCCGACTTCTACGCCTACATGACCGCGATCCAGACGGCGCTCAACGGCCTGGATGTGCCGGGCAAGGCCGTCGGCTCGGCATGGAAGGGCCGGGTTGCCCAGCCCGTGACCGGCACAGGGTCGGCGTCGGGTGACTTCGGGATCCCGGCGCTGGCTCCCTTGACTGTAGACGGCATGCCCCTTGACTCGCTCAAGGACGCGCTGCGCCTGTCAACCCAGCGGCAGGCGGCAGGCAACACGGAGCGGTTCTGGTCAAGCCCGCCGCGCAATAACGGTGACCCGACACGGGACGTCTTCGAGTTCTCTCTGGCCACGGCCCGGCCGGTCAACCGCATCTCGTTCTCCCTGGCCCGGTTCCCCCAGCGGGCCTGGGTGCAGTACCGCGACGCCGACGGGCTGTGGAAGCCGCTGCAGAACGCGCGCCTGGGCGGCCCGGTCCAGATCAGCATCCTGGACTCGGTCCCGGCAGTCATCCCTGCGGGTGTCCCGGACAACCTCAAGCTGCACCCGCAGCACTTCGGAGCCGGGCACTGGATGGCGCAGGAGGTCGACGTCCAGCCGGTCTCCGCGAGCCGGTTCAGGATCATCATGACCCGCCTGCCGTCGTCGGCGTACCCGCGCGGCTCGGACAACCAGCCGGTGTCGTACTCGCTGGGAGTCAAGGACGCGCTTGTCTCGTACCGTGCCTCCAGCTTGACTGACCTGCCGTGGCTGCCGCAGCAGGATGCCGAGCACACGGTGCCGATCGCCGGGTCAACCGACCTGCTCGGCTCCCAGGTTGACTACCTGCTCCGGCGCAACCGGGCAGACAACCTGGTGCCGCCCGCGTCCGGCGTGTGGCGGTGCGCGCCGCAGCCGGTCCCGAACGCCGTGGCAAGCCTGTACCTGGACCTGCGGACCTCGGACGGCAGCGCTCAAGTTATCGACCGGCTGTACCTTGACCCGGTCACGTCCGGGGTTTCGTGCAACCTGTACTACACCGACGCCACGGTGGTGCCCGAGCGGTTCGAGCCGTGCGACACCCCTCTGACCTCGCCTCTTGTCCGGGCAAGTACGGACACCCCGGCCGTTGACAGCGAGGGCGTGCTGTTTGACTCGGTCAACTCCTACCTGGACGTGGACAACCGGGCGCTCCAGTTCGACCCGGCTCAGCCTTTCCTGCTGGGCATGGTGGTCTACCCCCAGTTCACCTCTGGCGACACCGGAAAGTTCACCGTCCTGGACACCCCGGCCCTGACCGTCTGGATCGAGTCCGGGTCGGTCAAGGTCCGCCTGGGCGACCGCACGGTGGAGATGGACTCAGTCACGTTCGGGGTCAACGAGCGCATCCCGCTGGCAGTTGCCTACGACGGGTCGACCTTGACTGTGCGCACCCCGTGGCTGACCCGGATCCAGGAGGCAGCCCACGTCGTTGACCAGGCGCCCCCGACCGTGGTTCGGCTCGGCGGCCCGCTGTCCGGTCCGGGCGGCTCGATCCGGCTGCGCAACCTCTTCCTCGCGCTCGGCCGGGCCGCCGACGTCGACACCGTCGAGGCGTACTGGGACGACCCGGCCTCCTACGCCCTCGGCCCCGGCTACGGGAAGGACGCCCTCGCGCACACCAGCGCCAGTGCGATCCTGCGCATGGACCCCAGCCTGATCACGGCCGGGGAGGACTCGGTGTGCCCGTGGGGGCTGATCGGCGGGCCGCCGGTCGCCCTGGACGACCTGGTGTGGACGCCGGTCCCCGGGGACTTCGTCCTGCGCAAGGGGCTGATGAAGTTCCGGCCGATCAAGGCCCGGCACCTCAAGATGGAGTTCACCAACCTGCAGCCGATGGTGCTCACGCCATCCCAGGCCAGCCCTCTGGTGGAGACCAGGCTGTTCCCGGCCGACACCGGGCAGGGCTCCAGCATCGTCGCCTCCGGCACGCAGGTCTCCGGTGCAGCCCCGGCGGGCGCCCGGGTCGCCACCGAGCAGGGCGCGGTCTACCAGTACGTGGACGCCAACCGGATCGTGTCCTCCACGGCCAACAGCAGCCCGTACCTGGCCACGGAGGCCCTGTACGCGCCGGACCCGCTCGCGGCCCAGCAGCTGCGCCGCTCCGGGCAGCGGTTCCCGTACATGCCGCTGCCGGGCACTCAGGCGCCGCGCTTCACCAGCACGGGCGTGCACCGCTACCACGTGGTGCAGATGGCCATGGACACGAAGGTGGGTTACACCGTGGCGATCAGCCAGGTGCTGGCCTACCTGGCCGACCCGGTCGCGCAGCGGGACACCGAGCAGTACGTCGAGCTGTTCCATGACACGGCCTACCTGTCCGGCTACGACGCGTCCCAGCAGGGTGGCTGGAAGCACACCGGCACTGCGATGGTCACCACCGAGCAGCCGCCGTCCGACGGTGCGCAGACGGTCTCCAAGACGTTCGTGTCCAAGCGGCGCGTGCTGGCGGTGCAGTTCGCCGCGCAGACGTCCCAGCCTCAGCAGCTGGTCGCCGACCCGGACTTCGACGACCCGAGCCTGCACTTCTGGCGGCCGGTCGGCGACGCCACGGCGGAGTCCTCGAACGAGTTCGCCTCCACGATCGGCCGCATGGCCAGGGTCGCTCGCGGCCACTCGGCGTCCTCCTGGGGCTCGCTGGAGTCCCGCTTCGCGACCTGGGGTGACATCGAGGACTCCGACCCGCTGCCGAACCGGCCGCTGTGGTGGGAGATCGAGAACGCCACCTCTGAGGCCGACTTCGGCGGCATCGAGTCGCTGCGGCCGGTGACCCCGGCGCCGCGCGGCCGTCTGTATGCGGCGGCACGCGTCTACACCGACGGCCCGCTGGCCGCGCCGCTACTGCTGCAGCTGGTCAACGGCGACGGCCGGATCATCGCGTCGGCCTCGCACAGCTTCGACTCGGCGCAGATCGGCGAGTGGTACGTGGGTGCCACCGTCGACACCAGCCCGCCCAACCCGCTCACCTGGGACGCCGTGTCGGTCCATGGCACCCGCAAGTGGTCGGAGATGGAGACCCTCGGCATGTGGGGCGACGTCGCCCAGGACTGGGACGTGGACGACGTCCACGACGTCCGCGTCCGGGTCATCCAGGAGGGCAGCGCGGGCACCGGCGTGTGGCACGTCGACTCGCTGGCGGTCTTCAACGACCCGATCATCTGGGAGATCTCCCGCGACGGCGGCGTGAACTGGTACGAGATGATCGACATCAAGAACAACCCGCGCGGCGTCTTCCAGTTCCCGGACCTGCCCAACACCGACCGCTCCGGCGGCACGCAGCTGCGCTGGAGGGCCACCGGCTACGCCTCCAACCTGTCGCTGTCCTCGGTCATCCTGCGGCCCTGGTACGCCACGCTGAGCGGCGCGGTGCCCTACCAGGACACCCTGCAGGCCGCCGGGGCCGCCAGCTCCCTGGCCGACTACTACCCGCCGGTGGACTCCGACCCGCTGTTCCAGGGCTGGACCAGCCCCATCCCCGAGGACTGGTGGCTCGCGTTCCGCCAGTGGATGCAGCAGAACGCCCCGAAGACCGACCCGCTGCCCACGATCACCCTGCCCGACGCGGTGGCCGAGGGCACCAACGAGGGCGCTCCGCCCGCGCTGGCTCGCCACATCCTCACCGACGCCTTCGTCCTCAACCGCTAAGGAGCCGACGTGCGCGCGCACTTCAACCGCGCCCTGCTCGATCTGCAGGGCAACCAGGTGCCCACCGCCACGGTGCGGCTCCTGGTCCCCGGCACCACGACCTTCTACGGCCAGACCATCTACGCCCAGGCCACCGGCGGCACGACCTACACCAACCCGTGGACGGTCACGACCGGCGAGGTGGACTTCTACCTCGACGCCCCGGACCGCGTGCGCATCGGCGTCCAGGTCGGTGCGGACCCGGAGGAGTTCTGGGACAACGTCGATGTGACCGCCGTCAACTCCGACTCCACCCACCCCGGCTCCGGAGCCCAGTCCCTCCAGATCGGTGTCGGCGCGAGCGCCACCGGCGTGCACGCCACCGCCCTCGGCCAGGGCACCCAGGCCATCGCCGACTCCACCGTGGCCCTGGGCGAGCAGGCGACGGCCTCCGACATCGGCGCCCTGGCCGCAGGCTCCCAGTCGGACGCCACGGCGCCCGGGGCCGTGGCCGTCGGGCAGTCGGCGCTGGCTCAGGGCTCCCAGTCCACGGCCCTCGGCGACGCGGCGCGGGCGATGTTCAACCGCTCTGTCGCGATCGGAGCGGGCGCCCAGACCGACCGGCCCCACCAGGTCGTCATCGGTACGGCGGCCGACACCGCCTTCTTCCCTGGCGGGATCGCGCTGCAGAGCCCCAACGGCAGCACCTTCATGCTCGGCGTCACGAACGAGGGGCTGCTGTACACCCAGAAGCTGCCGACCTACGTGCCGCCGCCGGAGCCGGACGAGGGCACGGGTGAAAGCTCGGGCGATGGCGGGGACCCGCTGCCGGGTGACCCCGGCGGAGGCTGACGCCGGTTGCTGTGCCACGCCTCCCTGGTGACCGAAGGGGTGACGAGGGAGGCGAAGTGGCGCGAGCACACGTGATGCGGCCGATCACCGGCGAGACAGGCGACCTGCTGTACGGCGCGCAGGTCACCGTGCGTGAGTCCGGGCAGTCGGTGAAGGTGGCCCAGCCGCTGTACGCGGGGCCCACCGGCAACGATCAGCTGACGAATCCGTTCGTCACCGCCAACGGCGTGATCGACTTCTGGATGGACGAGCCGCAGCGTGTGTCGGTCCTGGTCCAGAAGGACGGCTTCTCCGACATCCTGGTCTACCTCGACGGGCCGCCGCCGCCGGAGGAAACCGCCCGCACCGACAGCCCGCTGCTCATCGTCGGCGAGCAGGTGCCCGGCAACGTGCTGCTGGCCGGTGACACCCCGGGCCAGGCCGTGTGGGGGCCGGTCCCGGCCAACTCCGGCGTCACGCCGAGGGTCACCGTCATCCACGAGGACTTCGCACTCGCCCGTGACCCGGCAGGCTGGTCGTTCACGCAGGCCGCGACCAGCACCCGCGACTACCCGGCCGAGGCGCCCACCGACTGGGGTCTCACCCGGTCCCTGCACGCCAGGCACACCGGCAACGCGGCCGACCTCGTCGCCCTCGCGCCGGGCTTCACCCTCGCCGAGGCGGGCTTCGTCTCGCTGTGGGTACGGCCGAGCCTGGCCACCGGTGAAAGCGTCATCATCGCGGCCACCACGCAGGGCGGCACGAAGACCGTGCTGGAGACGATCACCCAGACCCGGCCGTGGGGCTTCTACCGCTACCCGCTGGCCGCTGGCACCTACCAGTCCGTCTCCGTCGAGTTCAAGGGCGCGGCCACCTTCGTCGCGGGCACCGGCCATGAGGCATGGATGACCGGCCTGCAGATCATGTACGGCGGCACGGTCCCCGCGCACACCCACTCCGGGTCCGGCACCGGGTCGATAGCACTGGGTGCGAACGCGACCTCCTCAGGCCTGAACTCCATCGCCGTCGGCACCTGGGCACAGGCGTGGTACGCCAACGCCACGGCCTTTGGTAATGGCTCGAACGCCACGGCCGTAGACACCGTTGCGGTGGGCCCCACTGCCAAGGCGGTCTCTCAGAACGCGGTCGCCGTGGGCGCGCGCGCCACCGGGTCGCTGGCCAGCACTGGCTGGACGGCCGTCGGCGCGGACGCTTACGTCGACTCCACCGACGGCACGGCGATCGGCCGCCAGGCCAAGGCGTACGGCTCCGCCGGTAGCGCCATCGGTACCACCGCCTACGTCGGCCCCGGCGCCACCAACGCCGTGGCGATCGGCAAGAACGCCCAGGCCCTGGCTCCCGCCGCGCTGGCCCTGGGCGCCAACACCGTCGTGGCCGCCACCCACAACGGCTCCTCGGCCATCGGCGACGCCTCCAAGACCAGCGCGGCCCAGCAGACCACGTTCGGCAACCCCGACTACCCGTTCAACGCAGTCGTCATCGTGAACAAGCTGTACGCCCTCACGACGGTCAACATCGGCACGGACGCCACCAGTCGGCTGGGCTTCTTCGGCGCGGAGGGCACCGTCAAGCCGACCGTGACCGGCTCCGACGGCGGCAACCTCGCGCTGCGCAACCTGATCTCCGCGCTGGCCGGACTGGGCCTGCTGACCAACAACACCACGCCCTGAGGGAGACATGGCAGCCAACTCCGTAACCGGCCAGGTCGCCGCCGGGACCATCGACGGCTTCCTCCGCGACGACAAGGGCGACGGCACCCTCGGGCTGCCGGACTACTCCCTCGTGCCCTACACGTACTCGCAGATGCTCGGCGAGGAAGTCTCCGCGCCCCTGTGGTTCATCGACCAGTACCGCTTCGCGCGGTTCGCCGGGTTCAAGGGCAGCCCGGACGGATACGGAGTCCTGCGGGACACCGGCGGCGTACGGGGCTCGGCCAGCATCTCCGTCATCCCGCAGAGCACCGGCACCCTCACGGCCAGCCCGGACGGCACCCGGGCCCCCGACTACACCTGGGGGCCGCGTGACTTCGCCTTCGCGGTCCGCCACCCGGGCACCATCTGGCAGAGCACCAGCGCTGCTCGTACGTACGTGGCGCTGACCCAGGGCAACAACTCCATCGGCGTCCGCCAGACCATCCCGGGCTCCGGCAACGCGGTCGGTCCATGGGACGCCGAGAAGGCCGACTCGGCCGCGATCACGCTGCCCACCGCGATCAAGCCGTGGGACGGCAACCCCCACTCGTACACGCTGTCCACCTTCGGCCAGAACGTCTTCTGCCTGATCGACAACTGCATCGGCTTCCCGTTCCGCGCGCCGCGCGCCTACAAGCGCAACGCCGACGGCACCACCAACACCGCCGTGTTCTCCGACATGTCGGCCTCCGGCAGCTTCATGGGCGCCGACTACCGGGGCACCGACACCGCGCTGTACCAGTGGGACGCGCTGCAGCCCGCCAGCGGAGATTTTTTCTACTACGACATGGGCCCCACCGCCGTGCAGCCCCCGCCGTCAAACAGCAACGGACTGACGGTGACGGCGTCCGGCGAAGCATGGAACGTCAACGGCGTCGCCACGGCCAGCAAGGACGGCGTGCTGCTCGCCGCCAACGCGACGGCTTCGTTCAACGTGGACTGGCAGTACGGGGTGCTGACGACCCGCTGGGGCACCGCGACGGCCGAGGGCGGCCTGGTGTGGCGAAAGGTAGATGCAAACAACTACTACCAGATGACCTCGACCGGCCTGTACTCGTGCATCAACGGCACCCTGTCGAAGTTCTTCACCTTCACCACGCCGATCGTGGCCGGTGACCACGTCGCGGTGAGGAACTGGCCCGGCCAGATCCGGGTGTACGTCAACGGCGTCTCCCAGACCTTCCTCCTGGTCACCACGCTGGCAGGCGGCAAGGGCGTCGGCTTCCGCAGCCCGTCCACCGGCACCTCGCAGTGGCGCTACATCCACTTCCAGCCGCTGGTGTCCGACCCCACCATGCCGACTTCCTGAGGAGCCTTCGTGGACCGCTGCCACCTGTACCTGCCGCTGGTCGACTCCTCCGGCGCGCCGTACCCGTACGCCGAGGTGACGCTGCTCGACCTGGACACCGGCAATCCGATCGACGAGCCGGTGTACCTGGACCCGTACGGCGGCGCTCCCCAGGAGTGGCCCATCCTGGTCGACTCGGCCGTCATCAACTTGTGGACGGACAACCCGCTGCGGGTGACCGTGCAGGCGCTGCTGCCCGGCGGCGCGACCTTCACCCGCTCCGGCGTCGACATCGTCCCGGCCCCGGCCGCCACCGTCCGCAGCGATGAGCCGGTACACATCGGCTCGGCCGACAACCTGTCCAGCGAGGCCATGCTGGCCGTCTCCCCGGACGGCTCGGCCGTCTGGCAGGTGCTGGACGTCCTGCGCTTCCACGAGCACGAGGGCGACGCGCCCCATTCCACGGTGCTGGGCAGCCCCGACCTCACCGACATCTACCCGGGCCAGACCTGGTTCGGCCATACGCCCACCGGTGCGCAGGGCAAGGACACGGCGGTCATCGGGTCCGATGCCCACCCGGGCGGCGATGGCGCGGTCATCCTCGGCCGGGCGACCGCTGGGCCCAACGCGGTCGCTGCCGGTGCCACGGCCAATGCCACCGACTCCAGCGTCGCCCTCGGCGCCGCCACCAACACCGGCCAGCCGAACCAGGTAGCCCTCGGCCGTGCCGCCTCGCCAGCCGCTGCACCGGACGGTGCCGTGGTGGTCGGCTCTGGTGTGACGGCACCGGCCGCCAACACCATCACCGTCGGCTCCAGCGCCCAGATCACCTCCGACGGCAAAGTCATCGTCGGCCAGGGCACGCTGCCTGACCTGAGCTGGCTGAACTGGAGCGTCGCCGTCCTGGGCAATGCGGTGATGTCCCGGTTCTTCGCCGCCCGCCAGGACGCGGTCCTCGGCGGCCCCGCCAGCCCCATCGGCGTGTTCGGTGCGGCCGGAAGCACCCAGCCCCTGGTGAGCAGCAGCGGCGTCATCACGTCCACGCCAGGCCGGACAGCGCTGCTGTCCCTGCTGTCCGCCCTCGATCAGCTGGGGCTCGTGTACCTCACCGACGGCGCGATCGACGACGAGCTGGCCGACTGGACGAAGTCGTACGCCCACGACCCCAACCTGGTCCTGGAGACCGGCGACTCCGACGGCTCGAAGGCGGGCGACCTCAACCGGGCCAAGCGGAACGGCGCCGGAACGGGCTGGGTCACCTACCAGCAGAGGACCGGCATCCGCGACTTCCGCGCCCACGTCTTCTCCTGGCAGCTGAGCGGACCGGACCCGGCCACCCTCGCCACCGAGGTCGTCGCCCAGGTCTCACCGGACAACGCGACCTGGACCACCATCCCGCTGGCCTGGCAAACGATGACCGCGACCACGGCCTCCTGGTACCAAACCTGGCTGGCCAACGCACGCCCGCTGCCGAGCGGGACGAAGTACCTGCGCCTGACCCTGCAGGTCAACTCGGCTGTCTTCACGCCACAGCTCGGACGAGTCCTCGTCCGCTCGCGGAACGACCCCCTGACCGGCTTCGGCAGCGGCGCCTACGGCTCAGGCAAGTTTGGAGGCCAGTAATGGTTAACACCGTCGCCACCGGCACCCTCAACTGGGACGTGCCGCTCAACGCAGCGCTCACCGATCTGCAGACTCAGATCACCAGCAAGCGGCTGGACCAGCTGGTCGCCCCTACCGCTCCCGTCGCCCTGAACGGCCAGAAGATCACCAACCTGGCCAACGGGACTGCGGCGAACGACGCTGCCGCGTTCGGCCAGATACCGGTCGCCGGTACCGCCGCCGGTACCTACGCAGCGGGCAACGACTCCCGCATCACGGGGGCCCTGCCTGCGAGCGGCGGCACCATGTCGGGCACCTTCTCCGGGAACCCGACGTTCTCGGGCACGCCCGCCTTCTCCCAGTCGGTCCGTGTCGGCACCGCCTCGACGCTCGGGGACAACGGCGTCGGCGAGATCCAGCTGGCCGACGCCACGACCGTCCCCACCACCAATCCCTCCGGCGGATCGGTGATCTACAGCCAATCGGCAGCGGGCGTGCCGATCCGGATGCGGGACATCTCCGGCAACGTGCGCGGCCTGGTGCCCGCGCGCGCTCTCTCTGCGGCGGCCGAGACGAACAGCACCGTCACGCAGCAGGCGTCGGCCTCGCTCACGATCCCCGTGGAAGCCGGGGCCACGTACCAGATGACCGCGTTCCTGGTCGTCCAGTCTCCGTCCGGCGTGAGCTTCGTCCACTCCTTCACCGGCCCGTCCGGCGCCACCATGGTCTGGGGCGACAACACGGCCACCTACGTCGCCTCCATCACCGCCACCGACAGCTGGTCCGGCTCCGGCGCGAACAAGGCGGTCTCCCTGCACGGAACGCTGATCACCGCCGCCACCGCCGGGAACCTCGTGGTCACCTTCGCCAGCGGCACCGCCGCTCAGACCGCCACTCTCGGATCGGGCAGCTGGCTCCGACTCGACCGGATCAAGTAACTCGTCAACGGAAAAATGGATTTGCGTTTTTCTCGACGCATCACCAGATAAATAAATCTCCAAATCCATCTCTAGCCCCCTGGCACCTACCGTGACCTGCATGGACGCCCCGCCCGTCTTCCACAGCCCGCACGGCCTCTACCCGTGCCAGCAAGAAGGCACCGCGTTCGCCTACGCCCGGCGCTCCGGCCTGCTCGTGGCCGACACCGGCATCGGCAAGTCCGTCATCGCCATGGCGCTCGCCGCGCTCCTCAAGCAGGACGGCGCCGAGGACCTCGTCCTGCTCGTGTGCAAGCAGAACAAGCTCACCGAGTGGCACGAGGATTTCGGCGCCTTCACCACGCTGACGGCCGCCGTCCACCACGGCCCCGGCCGGATGAAGGCGCTGCAGCGCGGCCTGCCCCGCGTCGTGATCAGCACCTACGAGACGCTCCGCGCCGACCTGGCGCGCTTCTCCATTCCCCAGGGGAAGCGGACCCGGGTCCCCGAGCCGGGGCCCGTCCTGCAGGCCCTGCTGGCCGCCCAGGCCGACGGCCGCCGCGTCCTCGTGGTCTACGACGAGATGTCCGACAAGCTGCGCAACCGCTCCAGCCAGCTCTACAAGGCCCACGGCTACGCCCTCACCCAGCTGCGCCGGTGCCAGAAGGACCTGCGCGTCGTCGGCCTGACGGCCACTCCGATCAGCCGGTCCTACGAGGACGGCTTCAACCTGCTCCGGCTCCTCGTCCCAGCCGCCATGCCGACGGTGAAGGTGTTCGAGGACGCGGTGATCAAGAGCCGGGACGACTACGGCCGCCCGCGCTACTCCGACGACGGCGTCGAGCAGTTCGTCGCCCTGGCCCGGCCGCACATCTGGCGCAAGCGCAAGACGGACCCGGACGTCCGCGACCTGTTCCCCCGGCGGATCGAGGAGTTCCGCACGCTGCAGATGGGCCGGGAGCAGGGGCGGCTCTACGACGAGGTGGCGTCCCTGCAGGTCGACCCCCAGCAGCCCGTCCCCGGCCTGCACGCGGCCCTGAGACAGATCGCCGCGCACCCGATGGCCCTCGCCCACTCGGCCGCCGCCGGAACGTCTCAGCTGGCCATGGAGCTGGTCCGGGCGTATGGGGTGGAGTACCTGCGGTCGCTGCCGTCGAGGAAGACCGAGGAGCTTGTCGAGTACCTGTCATCCATTGTCCACGGGCAGGGCGACAAGGCCGTGGTCTTCTCCCAGTTCGGGCCGTCCGCCCTGCCGCTGCTCGCCGAGGCCCTGCGCAAGGAGGGCATCCGCAGCTACCTCTACACCGGCTCCATGGCCGGTGCCGACCGCGAGCAGGCCCGCACCGGCTTCCGTGCCGACCCCGAGCCCTGCGTCTTCCTGACCAGCGACGCGGGCAAGGACGGCATCAACCTTCCCGAGGCCACCTACCTGGTCGAGTACGAGTCGGCGCTGACCTACGAGACCCGCACCCAGCGCCTCGGCCGGATCGACCGGATCACCTCGCAGGCGGCCTCGATCACCTGCACCACGTTCGTCCTGCAGGGCACCGTGGAGGAGGGGATCGTGGAGTCCATGCTGGCTCGCAACGAGATGGCCGACCGGTTCCTGGGCGACACCGGCGCGGAAGGCCACGTGGGGGCCGTACAGCGGCGCCGGAGCTACCTGGTGGCGTAGCAGCAGGGGCCCTCTGGATGACCTCCCGAGGGCCCCTGCTGTGTTGGCACCTCCGGGCTGGTGGAGGGCCGCTCAGGGGGCAGGTACCCAGTTTCTCAGCAACGACACACTCCCCGGGGGGCGCAGCCTGGGGGGTCATATCGAATGTGTCAAAGCTGAGAAACCCCAGATCAGAGACCTGTCTTTGGGATCTGGGTAGTCGGCGGTGATGGCTTGGGTGGCCTCGTGGACGTCAGCGGAGCGCTGGAATCCCACATAGACAGCCCAGCCTCGTCCGTACCGGCCGACTTCAGCGCACAGGCCGTACTGATCACGGGTGAGACCCCGGTACTTGAGGTTCTGGCGTATGTCTGGAAGGACTGCGGTGGCGTCGTCATAGGACAGGCACCGAGTGGCGGCGATCGGTCTCTGCATGGGGGCACACTAAGCAGACCGGAAACAGGCTGGCAAGACCACGCATGCCATCTGATCAGCGAATATGCGGCTACATGAAGGTTTGCTGGGCAGTCAGGCGGCGCAGGCGAGGGCGTTGCGGCGGACCAGCTCGTCGTAGTCCAGGTCCTCAACGAGCAGCAGGTACCGGCCATCTGACGCCACGACGAAGTCCTCGATGACCTCGCCGGTCACCCGGTCGATGACCTCGCTGCCCCACCTGCACCGCCGGTCGACCTCGTCACCCCGTACGGGAACCACGTCGGGCATCCGGCGCTCGCGCATACGGGGGACGACCATGCCGTGCCACACCGCACGCTGGTCCTTGTGGGCCTGCTGACGGCGCCAGGCGGTCCCGTACGTGCCGACCTCGGCCGCCACGGTGTCCCAGCCCTCCCAGGCCCCTGCGAGGGCCTCAGCGGCCGTCTCAGTGAGCGCCCACAGGCCGTCCTGGCGCTCGACCAGACCGTGCTCGGTCAGCACCTTGAGCTTGCGGTAGACGGTCGCGGAGCTGGCCATGGCGGTCTGGGTCAGCTCCGCGACGGACTGGGGATCCCGCAGGTGAAGGGCGGCCAGGATCTTCAGGGAAGAGGCTCCAAGGCCCCGGTGGGCGAAGGCGTCCAGGCTCATCAGGCGCTCGATGACGGCACCGTCCAGCTCACCGTTTCTCACCATCGATACATTCGACTGTGCCCCCCCAGGCTGCGCCCCCCGGGGAGTGTGTCGTTGCTGAGAACCGTCCTTCAGGTACCAGGTCGATCCCTTGTCAGCGGTACCCACCTCGACCAGCTTCAGCCAGCCCCCGGAGACCAGGCGCTTGGAGGCCCGGTACGCGGTGTTGGCGGTGCACCCGGCGCCCTCTGCGGCCTCACGGTGGGCCAGGGTGTACATCCGGCCACCGGCCTTCTTCGCGGCGTGCCAGTGGGCCATCAGAACGCGGAGATCGGTTGAACCGGACGTGCCCCGCCAGCAGTTGGCGGAGGCGATGGTGTCCCGCAGCGCGACCAGTTCGATCACGGCGTCCTCGCGGGAGCCGACGACGCTGGTGAAGCTGACGTGGTGGCGGGCCCGCTCCCAGATCTTGTCCAGGTACCGCTCGGCCGACGGCTGGCTCATCTCGCGCACGAAGCCGCCGGGACGCGAAGGCCAGTCGATCATGGCCTCGGCGAACTGGTCGCTGGTCCAGCCGCTGCGGACGGCACCGGCGGCGGCGGCCGACATGACGGCGTGCCGGTGCTGGGACTTGGCCCTCTTGGACGAGGTGGAGTCCGTCGTTCCGTAGCGCAGTCCGACGTCACCCTGGTCCATCAGGGCCGTCATGCGCGGGGAGAGTGCGGGGAACCGGCGGAGCCAGTGCTGAGGGTGAAGATCAAGTGGAGACGCGCCGACGGAGGCGGCGGTTCCCCTAATTTTGGCGAGTTTTTCGCCCTGGCTGGCGTGCGGCACGGGTGCGTGGCCCGTAAACTGGCGTGGCACGGCGGGAGGTGCCCTCTCTATTGGCATTGGGGACAAGGGCCCGACCACCGTGGAGGCGATGGTCTGACCGACTAGGTCGCGTCGTCTGAGGGACTGGTAATCCCTTGTGGGAAGCGCACTCTTGGCGGAGAGGCTCCCACCGGCCTTCGGGCCGCTAAGCGAAGAGGGGCGTCACGGAGATGGAGGTCTCCGGGCGCCCCTCCAGCATTTCCTGAGGAAGTCCGTGCATCGTCAGCCCCCTTGGCGGGTTCGGGCACGCCTGTGCCCGGGGGTGGTCTGTGGTGGTGGCTCCAGGCTGGCGGGCCCGGTCGTCCGGAAGACATTGAACATCATCGAGGGCAGAAATGGACAGCCGCCCCCTGAACGGATTGCAGGCGCGGGCCTGCAGCGGCGTGTCATGGCCTCGGGTCGTGTACACCGAGGGCTGTTCTTGGGTAGGCTGGCTCATGCCAGCAACCTCCATGGTCGTAGCGATCTTGTTCGGATATCAGGTTGTTGGCCCCACCGACAGAAGATGACCGGCCAAGGTCTCTGTCGGACGGCCGCTGAGGGATGGGGATCCCGACGACGCGGCCGTTGGTGTTTCTGGAGCCAGGTGAAGCGGACGCGACCCTCGGTGGGCGGTACCGACGATGGTCGCGTGGTCACCCTAGTACTTCTGTGGTGTCAGATGCACGGACCCTGCGCATGAAACCTGCAGGCGCGCCCCGCTGACCCCCTGTCGGGAAATCCGCCGGAGCAAAAACGCGACTCCGCCCGGGGCCGCTGTGTAGCGTCGCGCTCACGCCAGGACCTTCCTGCTCACCGCCATGAGCAGCATCACCACCTTCAAGGGGCCCTCCATGCCGTCCGCTCCGCCTGCGACCTTTTTGTCCCTGCAAGAGCTGTTCGCGAAGCACCTCCCGGGTTACCGCCGCCGCCCGCAGCAGGAGCACTTGGCGCAGGCCACCGAGCTGACGCTGACCCAGGACCTCACTGAGCACGACCCCATGCACCTGGTCGCCGAGGCGGGCACCGGCACCGGCAAGTCCTACGCCGCCCTCGTCGCCGCGATCCTCGCCAGTCGCGCCGGGGGTCCGGATGTGCCCCGCAAGAGGTTCGTCGTCGCCACCGCGACCAACGCCCTCCTGAGTCAGTACACAAAGAAAGATCTCCCCTGGCTGGAGGAGGTCCTGGCCGAGGTCGGCATCGACTTCACCTGGGCTCCGCTCAAGGGCATCGGGAACTTCATCTGCCTGGCCAAGATGGCCGACACCCCCGCGATCGAGAACCTGCAGGCGCTGCGCGAGGAGATCGCGCCGGACGAGAACGGCCAGCTCTCCCACACCGGCGACCGCGACGACGTCACCACGCCAGTCGATCAGCGCCGCGAGTGGCCGCTGGTGTCCGCCTCCAGCGACGAGTGCCCCGGTCGCTCGAAGTGCGGCTTCGCCGAGCAGTGCTTCGGCCTGCGGCACAAGGACGCCGCCATGGGCGCCGACATCGTCGCGACCAACCTGGCCGTCCTGCTCACCGACACCAAGATCGCCCGGGAGACCGCCGGAGACGACGGCGAAGGCCCCCGGATCCACGCCCTCCTCGGTGACTACGACGGCCTGATCATCGACGAGGCCCACGAGCTGGAGGACCAGGCCACCAACCACCTCGGTTTCGACATCAAGCAGGGTGGCCTGCTCAAGTGGGCCGACCAGGCCATGAGTTTCCTCGCCGTCCACGAGGACGTGGACGAGCAGCGCGTCGGGAAGAGCTACGACGCCCACCAGGACGTCATCACCGCCATTGACGCGCTGACCCAGCCGATCGCCGACCAGCTGGCGCACGACCAGACCGGCGCCATCGACGCTGAGTTCATCGGCGACCACGCCGACCGGTTCGTGGCGCTGTGGATGGCGCTCGAAGTGCTGCGGCAGCGCGTCGTCAAGCGGAAGATCGCCGACTCCTCCGACCAGGAGAAGGAGGAGGCGATCCGCAATCGGATCATCACCGTCGGCCGCAACTTCCTGGCCAACATCAAGGCCGTCATGCTCGCTGACCCCAACGAGATGGTCCGCTGGGCCGAGATGTACGGCAACGAGCGCATGACCGTCGGCAAGCGCTGGATGATCAAGGCCGCGCCCATCGGCGTCGGCTCCTACCTCCGCGAGGAGCTGTGGAGCCGCTACCCGGCCGTCCTGATGTCGGCCACCCTCAGCGCGGGCACCGGAGCGCACCGCTTCGACTACATCGCCCGCCGCCTCGGCCTGAAGGACACCGCCGCCACCCTCGACGTCGGCAGCCCCTTCGACTACCGCCACCAGGCCCTCACCTTCCACCCGGCCGCCGATGTTCCGGTCCCCGCAGGAGACACGCGGGGGGAGTGGGAGAGCTGGGTGTCGGCCGCCACCCTCGAACTCGTCCGGGCCGCCGGGGGAGGGGCTCTGCTCCTCTACACCTCCCGCAAGGCCATGACCGAGGCCTACAACGTCATCGGCGGCCAGCTGCGCGCCGACGGCTACGCCACCTTCGTCCAGGGCGGCGACATGAGCGTCAAGGAGATGGCCGAACGCTTCCGCGCCGACGAGCACTCCGTCCTGTTCGGCCTGCGCTCCTTCATGACCGGCATGGACTTCCCCGGCAACACCTGCCGCCTCGTCGTCGTCGACAAGCTCCCCTTCGCCGTCCCCAGCGACCCCATCCACAAGGCCCGCAGCGAGGCCATCGAGCGCCAGGGCGGCAACGCCTTCGCCGACCTGGTTGTGCCGTCCATGACCCTCACGCTCCTGCAGGCGTACGGCCGCCTCATCCGCAGCGTGGGCGACTCCGGCGTCGTCGCGATCATGGACCCGCGTCTGGCCAGCAAGCCCTACGGCCGAAAGATCGTCAAGGCCCTCCCTCCCGCTCCAGTCACCACGGCACTGGCCGACATCGTCGCCTTCTACCAGGGTTTCACCAGCGAGCTGCCCGCCGCCGCTTGAGAATCCGGATTTCCGCTTTTCTTGTCACCCACCCCCTCCAGGGGGTATGGTGAAACCACGTTCTCCGCCAAGAGCGAATAACCTCACACGCACAGGAGCAATAACGTGACTTCCGCCTCCGCCACGGAATCCACCAGCACCGAACTCGTTCCCTCCCTCCCGTTCGACTTCGACAAGCTCGGCGTCGAGCTGAAGAACGACCCCAGCCTCAACCTCTCCGACGTCCTGGCCAGGCTGGCCACCATCCAGCCCATCGACCCCGACAAGCCGGTGAAGACCGCCTCCGTCGTCGAGCTGGTCACCGGCGAACTCATGCTGGCCATCGAGGAGATCCCCAAGGTCTTCGGGAAGGTCAAGCCCCCCGCCAGCCGCCGACTCCTCAACAACACCGAGCTGGCCAAGCTGCGCATCGAGAAGATCCAGATCGACACCGCGATGAAGGCGCTGACGGCACGCAAGAACGAGATCCACACCATGGTCTCGGTCCACTTCGACGTCGTCGCCGAAGAGCACAAGAAGATCGACCCCGAAAAGACCCCGAAGAGCGCCAAGGGCCACTACCTGATCGCCTCACCCGGAAACCCGGAGCGCGCCGACATCAAGGACGGCCTGAAGCACTTCACCCGCGAAAAGGCCAAGGATACCGTCGAGTGGAGCATGGACGCCCTGCTCGACCTCCTGGAAAGCGGCAAGATCACCCGCGCCGAATTCCGCGCGATCACCAGCACCCAGCACGTCATCGACCTCGACAAGATCAAGCGCGTGCTCACCCTCAAGAACAAGATGGCCCGCTACCAGGAGATCGTCAGCAAGATCAGCACGGTGAAGCACGGCACGCTGAGCATCAACCTGCGCTAGGCACCCCGCAATCTTTACGACACCATTACAGCCCCCGCCGCCTCCGCCCCTGACCCGGGCGGAGGCTCGCGGCATGTGGAAGGACGAATATGCCTCCCCTGACCATGGAGCCCATCATCGTCGAGCCCGAAGACCTCACGGCCCGGGTCTCTGATCCCAAGCGCGGCCGGTACATCCTGTACGACACTGACTTTCCCGTGGAGACCGACCCGAAGTACGCGGTCGCCCCCGGCACCCCGCCGCTGGCCGTCCCGCACTTCGGCGTCGGCGAGGTCGCCTGCTTCGCGTTCGCCGGACAGCTCGACTGGCTCAAGCGCCAGCTCAAGGGCAAGCCCTACAGGCTCGCCACCGGCGACACGAAGACCTGGCCCCTCCTCCTGAACGGCGAGCCCCTGGAGTTCCGCAGCGTCACCCGAGGGGGCGCCACGGTGCCCAAGCGGTACACGCTGCCCGACGTCGAACGCCTCGCCTGCGCCCTGTACGAGCGCGGCGACATCGACGGCCACGAACTTCAGCGCGTGTGCCAGATCCTCCTCGCCATCGCCCGCCAGTACTGGGCCCGGACCAAGAAGCGCGAGGGATGATGCGCCCCACCCTGCTCATCGACGGCAACAACATCCTGATACGCGCCGTCGAGGCCACCCGCCGCTCCGCCATGCACAGCGACGACGGCACCGACACCAGCGCCCTGGTCGTCTTCATCAAGACCATCTCCCGCTACATACGCGAGGAGAAGCCCTACCGCGTCATGGTGCTCTGGGACAGCGGACCGGACTGGCGCAAGCAGATCTACCCGAAGTACAAAGCCAACCGGCCCCAGGTCACCGACGAGTACCGCAGCGTCACCCGCAGGCTCGTCCGGCAGTTCCTCTCCCTCGCCCGGGTCCCCTGGACCTATCTGCCAGGGTTCGAGGCCGACGACCTCATCGCCGCGCACTGGCGCTACGCCCACGAGCCGGTCGTCATCCTCTCCAGCGATAAGGACATGCTCCAGCTCGTCGGCGAGACCCCGACCGGCCACCCGTGCACGCAGATCCGCATCTCCAGCTACAACACCCCCACCGACCGCTGGGACGAGGACAAGGTCATCGAGCGCTACGGCTGCACGCCCGCCCAGCGCCCCCTCGTGATGTCCCTGACCGGCGACGCCTCCGACGGCATCCCCGGCGTGAAGGGCATCGGCGACGTCTACGCCCTCAAGCACCTCACGGCCGCCGGATGGGACCTGGGCGCCGTCGAGCACCCGGCCATCATCGAGGCCCGCGAGAAGGGCGAGATCGCGGTCTACCGCCAGCTCGTCGACCTCCGCGACGTCCCGTACGAGATGATCCCCACCGGCCCCGGCCCGTTCATGCCCGTCACCCCCGGCCCGGACGCCGCCTGGCAGGCCCTGTGGGCGTTCCTGAACCGCTACCAGCTGCGCGAGATCGAGCGCCAATTGATGGCCGGAGAACTCTGGTAGAGCAGTTTCTTGCTCTCGACCTGGACCGGCGGTTAGCGTCAAAGCGCCTTCACCGCCAGGAGGCCCTCTTCCACGGCAGACCGCCATCTTGCCGTGCCCAGCCACCGCCAGGTTGGAGACCTCGTGCTCGACTTTTCCGCCCCTGCCTACGGCAAGGCCGCCGTGCCCGCTGCACCGCCGGTGACCATCCGCCCGGCCGCCGCGCCCGGCCCTGTCGCCATGGCAGCCACCGACCTCCTCAACGCCCCCATGGACTGGTCCTGGGAGCAACTGCGCGACTACGTCATGCGTTCGGTCGCCGAGCGCCACGGCCCCCAGCCGCGCCGCGAGGCCCACACGGTCAACTCGATCTTCAAGAGCTTCGCCGCCCGCTGGGGCAACCAGGCCGGGCCCATCGCCCGCTTCGCCTTCGAGCAGCAGGACGGCTACTGGCGGCAGTCGCCTGTCACCGTCACCCGTTTCACCATCGGCAACGACGACTTCTTCGCGGGCCCGATCAGCGAGCGGCTGGCCGATGCCTGAGCCCGCCTGCTGCCCCAACTCCTACGTCCGCCCCATCGACGGCGGCCTGGAGATCGAGGACGGCTCAGAACGCTGCTGCGGCCCCGAAGGCCACGTTCTCCTGAACGTGGAGGAGTGGCACGACGCCATGCACCGCTGGGAGCAAGAGCTGCTCAACACGCACATCCAGCGGTTCAAGATCCTTCAGGCGTACGACCTGGAGGGCACCCCCTGCGCCGACAGCGTCCTCCGCAAGACCTTCTGATCTACCACCGCCCGGCCGCCACTGGGCCTTCATCAAGGACCGCCACCTTGAAACGACCTCCGCCTCCTCCGTCCTGCCAGCCGCTGTCCAACCCGGACTTCGACCGGCTCAAGGCCGTCCGCCCCCGCCTATGGACCAGCCCCAAGGACACCTGCCTGACCTGCCTCAAGCGGGACAGCAACACCTACCGCTGGTACGCCGACGACGCCGCAAACCGCCGCACGGAGGAGGTCGTCACCTACGAGTGCGACTGCCGCGACCAGTGGCTCATGCACCTGTGGTTCCTCAACGCGGGCATCCCAATGAACTACCAGCGCCTGGGCTGGGACGACATCAAGACTGTTCCGCAGCACATCGTTGAACAGGTCATGGGCTACGCCCTCCAGGCGGCCCGCAACATAGCCACCGGACGCAACCTGATCCTCTGGTCCAAGGACCCCGGCACCGGCAAGACGCTTTTCCTCGCTCTGCTGTGCAAGTTCCTCATGGCCAACGGATTTCAGGCCCACTTCTCGCAGTTCAACGACGTCATCGACCTCTTCACCTCCACCTGGCGCGACAAGGACGAGCGCGAGCACTGGACGCGCCGCGTGCGCAACGTGGACGTCCTCGCCATGGACGACATGGGCAAAGAGAACAAGGGCCGGATCGACGTAGTCGAGGACATGGTCGACCGCATCATCCGCGCCCGCGTCTCCGATGCCGCGCCCACGATCATCACCAGTAACCGATCTCCCCAGGAGATCCAGCAGGGCTACGGCGTCTACGCGATGAGCCTGCTCAGCGAGTCCGCCGACTTCATCGAGATCCCCGGCACCGACTACCGGCCGGTGCGACGCGAACTCTCCCGCCAGGAAGCCGAACTCGGCCTGGCCCGACCCATCACGGCGGTATGACATGAGCTTTGACGACGAGCTTTTCGCATCTATCCCCAGGACGGCCAACTCCCGAGGGGGAACGCTTCCGGCGTCCATGGGCCTGCCCGCTGCCTGGGAGGCCACGGCCAACAACCAGGTCACCCGGCACTACACCCCGAAGGCGGGCATGACCGCTGAGAAGGCCGCCGAGCAGGTACGCGTCGTCGACCACAAGGTCCGCACCCTGAGCACCCTCCTGGGTACTTCCAAGACGGCCGTCCTCGAACTGGAGAAGCGCGTCGGCGAGATCGCCGCCGCCATGCGCGGCCCCGAGTCCGAGCTGGCCACCGCGAACCAGGCCCTGATCGACCTGCAGAAGCGCAACGACAACCTCATCAAGCAGTGCCGGATGTGGAAGCAGCGCACCGAGGAAGCCAAGCAGACGGCCGAGCGGTACGAGACCGAGCTGAACAGGGCCCGCCAGCAGGCCGAGACGCCGAACTTCGTCACCTTCATCCGCCAGCGCACCCCGGGCGACTCCGTGCGCCACCTGGCCGGTGAGGTCATGAAGCACGCCGAGGGCAACATGGAGCTGGCCGGGCTCGCCGTGGCGCTGCGCATGGTCGCCGCCGACGTCGACAGCCTCCCGCAGGGCGCCCGGTGACCCTGGCGGCCAAGACTCTCGGGGACCCCCTCTCGCCGAGGGAGGGGGACATCGTCCAGCTCGCGAGCGGGGGGTACAGCGACGCCGAGATCGCTGGCGACCTGGAGATCAGCGTCCACACCGTCCGCGAGTACTGGCGCTACCGCATCCGCCCCTGCCTCGGCGCCGACAACCGCACGCACGCAGTCGCCCTGGCCGTCGCCAAGGGCCTGGCGTTCCCACAGGTGACCGCATGACCATGCACGCAGAGACCGTCCTCTACGCCAGCCTCACCGACGTAGACGCGCTGGAGCAGCTGGCCGACACAGGCCTGGACCCGGCGTGCATCCCGACGACCGGCATGCGCGACGTCGTCGAGTGGACGGTCTCCTACTTCTACCGCTCCGGCCGCACCAAGGCGCCCTCCCGCGAACTCCTGCAGGAGCAGTGGGGACACCGGCTGGAGCAGTGCAACATCGTCCTGCCGGACGAGGACCTCGAAGTCGACGAGGTCTTCGCGGCGATCGAGTACCTGCAGAGCCAGTACGTCCTGGCCGAGTCCCAGCGCCTGCAGCGCGAGGCCGCCGTCGCGATGGCCAACGCCGAGCCGCACGAACGCGTCGAGGCCGTCCACCAGGCCGCCGCCGCCTTCCACGGCCTCTCCATGTCGGTCCGCAACCGGCAGAACGAGGTCGAAGGCGTCCAGGGACTGCGCGACTCCCTCGCCCGCTACGACCAGCGCGCCGCCGCACCGAAGGTCGTCACCGGCATGTCCCTCGGGATGGAGGCCGTCGACAATCACACCCTCGGCGTCCACGGGGGCGAGATCTGCGCCTGGTGCGCCCCGCCCAAGGGTGCCAAGTCGTTCAGCGCCACCCACGTCGCCAACACCGAGTGGCGGCGCGACCGGGAGACCGTCCTCTACACGCTGGAGAACAGCGTGCAGATGACGTACGACCGGCTCGCCTGCCAGATCTGCTGCGTCGACTACCGCGAGTACCAGAAGGGCACGGCCGCCGCTGAGGACGTCGACCGAGTCCGCACCTGGCTCGCCGAGAACGAGCAGGACCTGAAGGACGGCCTGCACGTCCTCTCCCCGGACGACGGCCTGCGCACCCCCGCCGCCCTCATCCGCCAGGCCCAGTCCTACGGGGCGAAGTCGATCATCATCGACCAGCTCTCCCACATCCAGCACCCCAACCCCAACCCCCGGCGGCCCAAGCACGAAACGATCGCCGAGCTGATGAACGAGCTGTCCACGCTCATCACCACCGGCCGCTACATGCCGTCGGTGCTCCTGAACTGCCAGATCAACCGTGAGGGCGTCGCCGCCGCCCAGAAGGCCGGACGACTGGAGATGCAGCACATCGCCGACTCCTCGGCGATCGAGCGCTACAGCTCCTGGGTGTTCGGCCTCATCCGCTCAGAAACCGAGGTCGCTGCCGGTATGGCCACCCTTCAAATGCTCGCGTCCCGACGCATGGACCTGACCAACTGGCGCTGCGCCTGGGAGCCCTGGTACGGCACCCAGCACGTCCTCGGCGAGGTGACCCTGTGACCGCCTACGCCTTCCCCTGCGCCGTCCAGCCCGAGCTGTTCGACACCGGCAAGACACGCGAGACCAAGGCCGCCCGCAAGGCCCTGCGGATCTGCGGCACTTGCCCCGTGGAGCTGGCCTGCCGTCGTGCTGGCCGCGAGGGCCGCGAGTGGGGCATCTGGGGCGGAGAGACCCAGGGAGAGCGCTGGGCTGCCCTCGGCATCACCGAAGCCGACCTTCTCCCACCGGACTGCGAAAGCGAGATGGCCTACCGCCGTCACAATGACGCGGGCGAGGACTGCGAGCCCTGCCGCCTGGCCCACAACGCCCGCCAGCAGGCGTACAAGGAGGCCGCCGAGGAGCGCAAGCGCAAGGAGAAGGCCGCAGCAGCCGCCAGGCGGGCCGAGGAGCAGCAGCAGTACGAGGAGATCCCCGGCAGCCGCGTCAGCCTCTTCCAGGCCCCCCTGCGGCCCATCTGCGGCACCGAACGCGGCTACCGCGCGCACTTCAAGAAGAACGAACTCCAGCTCGCCCCGCACCCGGAGTGCACCTGCCGCGAGGCGCACCGCGTCCAGCGCGCGGCCGAGCGCGCTTCCCAGAAGGAATCGAAGGTCGCCGCATGACCTCCACCGCACTGGGGCCGTGGCTCATCGCCTTCACCGGCGACCCGGAGAGCCGCTGCCCGAAGTGCCTCACCCAGTTCCCCGTCACCGAGTACCACGACACCGTGGTCGTCGGGATGTGCAAGGAGCGCCGCGACGCCATCGTCGCCATGAGCGACACCCCAGGGGACGTCCCCGACGAGACCACAGAGCACCTCTGCCGGGGCTGCGCCTCCTGCGGGTACGTCTGGAGCGAGCGCGTGGCCTCCCCGGCCGACCTGGCCCGCATCAAGGCCGTCGACTCCTATGACGACTGACCTCGACCAGCTCACCGCGCTCCCCGACGAGCACAAGGCCCAGATCGCCAAGGACGTCCTCGACTCCCTCGGCATCCAGGTCAAGCGACAGGTCCGCGACGAGCTGATCATCCCGTGCCCGGTCGGGGCCTTCCACAACGACCAGGAGCGCAACCCCACCGCCGCCCTGTCGGCCTCGAAGCTGCTGTTCCACTGTCTCGGATGTGACTCCAGCGGCACCATCCTGTGGCTCATCGCCACGGTGCGCGGCGACACCACCATCGACGAGGCCCGCGAATGGCTCCTCGGCGAAGCCGGACTCACCCGCGCCGTCGGCCTGCCCGACATGCTCGCCTTCTTCGACGCCCTCTACACGCCGAAGTCCCGGCCGCCGATGCCGGTCTACAGCCCCCGCATGCTGGAGCGCTGGCAGGGCGTCCCCGACTACATCACCCGCGAGCGCGGCATCCCGATCGAGACCTGCGAGCGGATGGGCATCTGCCTCGACCCCGACGGCTTCATGGGACCGCCCGAGGCCCGGGTGCGCACCGGCCCGCGCGCCGTCATCCCGCACTACTGGGAAGGCCAGCTCGTCGGCTGGCAGTCCCGCCGCCTGCCCGCTGCCGACCCGAGCGCACCGAAGTACCTGAGCACCCCCGGCTTCCCTCGCGACGAGACGATCTTCGGCCGCGAGTTCCTGCGGCACGAGGTCGTCGTCGTCGAGTCGCCCATGAGTCAGCTCCGCCACCAGCACCACAGCAACATCGAGGGAACCTTCGGCGCCGTCGTCACCGACGAGCAGATCGAGCACCTGGTGCGAGGCCGCAAGAAGCTCATCTGGTTCATGGACAACGACGACGCCGGATGGCGCGCCGTCGCAGGCCGCACCTACAACGGCAAGTTCTTCCCTGGTGCCCCGCAGCGCGCCTCCGCCTGGTGCCAGAACTGGGTCGTGCAGAGCCCCTTCGCTGCTGACCCCGCCGAGATGTCCGATGCGCTGTACGACGTCCTCGTCAACGAGTACGCGGTGCCCTGGCAGGTCTGGGAGAAGCCGAAGGTCCTCTACTGCCACCTCTGCTTCCAGGTCGTGCATCCCGGCCGGTGCGCTGTCTGAGTCGCCCCGGGCGGCCCAAGGGGTGACCACCCCAGGAGGAACGTATGCTCAAGTTCGGCACCGGCCAGATCACCGCCGTCGGAGACCAGGTCGAGGACGCGCTGACGTCCAAGATCGCACGCGCGCTGACCCCGGCAGAGTGGGAAGCGCTCGTCCAGGAGACGGGCGAGGACAACGAGGGGGAGTAGGCGATGACGGGACTGCGCATCAACGGCCGTCCCGAGCACATCATCATCTCCACCGGCAGCAGCCTGGTACCCACCGCGCCCCGCCCGGCGCCGGTCGTCCACGACGTCAACGGCTACTACGCCCGGCTCGGTGTGCCGACGACGGCGACCAAGCGGGAGATCCGCGAGGCGTACCAGGCCCTCGGCGGCCCCAACAACGCCGAGCTGACCGAGATCTTCAAGGTGCTCATCAACCGCGAGCGCCGGGCCGCCTACGACCGCAAGCAGCCCGGCACCACCTTCGTGGACCGCGCGGCCGTGCAGGCCATCCTCCGCAAGGCAGCCGCCCAAGCCGCCCAGGAGAACGCCGAATTCGGCACCGGAAGAACCGCCAGAGACATTATTGAAACTCTGGCTGAGGAGACCGGAAATCCGGTCCTTCAATTTCTTGCTTCGGGTTCCACCGAAGGCTTTGATGATGACGGAGACAGGGACCGCCATCCCCGATCCGACCCCCCGGCCGCATGGCCGTACTCCTACCTGCTTCTGGCCTCTACCTGCGACGACGTCGACAGGCTGGCCCAGTGGCGGGAAGGGCTCGCGCAGGCCCTGACGGGCCGTGGATGCCCCCACTTCGCGGTGGGGTTCCACGCCGCCAACGACCTGCCGTTCCTCGTGGTGCGAGACATCGGAATTCCCGTCGTCTTTCTCCACGAAGAGGCCACGGTGACCGGGGAGTTGATTACGGCAGCTGCCACTGCCGTCGTCGCATAACTGGCTTCACCTGCCATCAAAGATCATCAGGAGCCTTCGTGACCGCCAACACGAGCCCCGTCATCAACTTCCGCCGAGGCGGCACCGCCGCCGAGCAGGCCGAGAAGGAGGCAAGCGTCTCCTCCAGCGGCCGTCGCGGCCCCGACTACTTCGGCCTCAAGGACGACGGCGACTCCGCAGTCGTCCGCCTCCTCACGGACCACGACGACTGGATCTGGGTCAACCAGCATTCGTTTGTGCCCACCAAGCCGGGCCCCAAGGATGCCGAGAAGTGGCCCAAGAACATGACCTCGGTGTGCCGCTACGACAAGGCGTTCGGCGGCCACTACCAGGACTGCTACATCGACGACGGCAAGCTGAAGAACTCCTTCGGCAAGCCCGCCACCGCTCGCCCCCGTGTGTGGGCCCTCGCCATCGAGCGGGAGATCGTGCGTGGCGACGGCAGCGAGGCCCTCGGAGGCCCGGCCAAGCAGGGTGTCGTCGTCGGCATCCGCGACAAGATCGACGAGGTCGACGAGCTGGGCTCCGACGGCAAGCCCACCGGCAACAAGCTGAAGTACCCCCGCATCCTGGTGATCAACCAGCCCATGAAGGGCTTCTTCGCCCACTTCAAGGCCCTCCACGGCCTGTACGGGACGGTCGTCGACCGGGACTTCAGCGTCACCCGCAGCGGCACCGGCACCGACACCGAGTACAAGATCGTCCCGATCGACCCGATCACGGACCCGGCGACCGGCCAGAACCTCATCAAGCCGGGCACCCCCATCTGGGAGAAGTACCTCCAGGCCGTCGCCGAGCGCGAGGTCAGCCTGGAAGGCATCGTCGCCGACAAGGCCTCCGACGAGTACTACGCCCGCTTTTTCGACCCGACCAAGACGGTCGAGAAGGACGGCACCATCGTCGCCGCCACGGCGGCCACCGGCGGCATGGTGAACCTCTCGGCCGCCGACAGCGGTCCGGCGGACATCTCCGGCGACCTGCGCAGCCGCATCGCGAACCTCGGCGTACCGCAGACTCCCGCCGCCTGATCCAGGCGCACACAGACACCGGTCCGCCCCGGTGCCGTCAGATACGGCGCTCAGCGTTTCAGCGCTGCGTTCTTCCCCGGGGCGGCCCGGTCAACCTTCACCACCCTCCACGCGCAAGGACCACCACCGTGCTGCGCCTCATCAGCTCCTACGCACCTGACGCCCCTTATGTGCAGGTTGGCGAACTTCGCGCCCAGCTTCCCGCACTCGTCGAGCACGAGGAAGACGGCACCCGCTGGCTGCTCGTCCCCGCTGCCGCGCCCGTCATCGTCACCCACCTGACATGGCGCCGCGCACTGAACGACGGCGCGGCCGGAGTCATGGAGGCGCTGGAGGACGGTGTCACTGCCGTCCCGGCACACCGAGTCGAGGAACAAGACCTCGGCAGCGACAGGCTGTGCCTCGCCTACAGCCGCTCCGCGATCTTCGACGACGAGGACGGCATCCCCACCTACCACGAGGTCCTCGACCAGCTCGAAGCCCTCGACAGCCCACCCGGCACTCGCCCCGGCGGGTTCGTGCACCTGCACACCCACAGCGAGTACAGCCCCCTCGACGGCCTGTCCCGCATGGACGAAATCCTCCGTGAGGTCACCCGCCACGGCCAGAGCGCCGTCGCCATCACCGACCACGGCACCTGCGCCGGACACCCCGAGCTGCAGCGTGCCGCCGACAAGGCCGGGGTCAAGCCGATCTTCGGCATCGAGGCGTACCTGTGCGACGACCGCGTCATCCGCGCCGAGCCGGGTGACAAGGAGATGCAGGCCAGCCTTCGCAACGACTACTGGCACGTCTGCCTGTTCGCCATGGACAACACCGGCCTGCGCAACATCTGGGCAGCCAGCACCGAGTCCTTCCGCGACGGCCTCTACTACCGGCCCCGCATGGACTGGGACACCCTCGGCCGGTTCAGCGAGGGCGTCATCGCCTCCACCGGCTGCCTGCGCGGCCCGGTGGCCGTCGCCATCAAGAACGGCGACGCCGACCTGGCCCTCCAGCGCCTGACCCGGCTCATGGACCTGTTCCCCGGCCGCCTGTACGTCGAGCTGCAGCCCAACGACATGCCCGACCAGGTCAAGCTCAACACGGCCCTGGTCGCCCTGGCCCGCGAGTTCAACCTGCCGCTGCTGGCCACCGTCGACTCCCACTTCCCGACCGCCGACGACGCCCACGCCCACGACGTCTGGATCGCCTGCCAGACCAACAAGGACGTCCAGGACGAAGGCGACCTCTTCGCCGAGGACCTGAACCTCTACGTCATGGGCGAAGCCGAGGTCCGCGCCGGGCTCGCCTACCTCGGCCAGGACGTCGTTGAGGAGGCCATCGCAAACACCCGGGCGCTGGCCGAGCGCTGCGACGCCCGGATCGAGGGCGAGACGACCACGCCGTCCTTCACTGGTGACCCGGCCGAGGACGAGCGGCGCCTGCGCGAGCTGTGCCTGGACAACTGGAACCGACTGCCCGCCAACGCCCAGGACTTCTCCGACACCGAGCGGGTCTACCGAGACCGGTACGCGAGGGAGATGGAGCTACTTGTCGACAAAGGGTTCTGTGGCTATTACCTGATGGTCGCGGACTATGTTGGCTGGGCGAAGGACCACGGCATTCTGGTCGGCCCCGGACGCGGCTCCGGCGGCGGCTCCCTCGTCGCCTACCTCGCCCGCATCACCTCGCTGGACCCGGTCAAGCATGACCTCCTCTTCGAGCGCTTCCTGACGCGCGGCCGTGCGGGCCTGCCCGACTTCGACGTCGACTTCCCCGCCAGCAAGAAGGCCCATATCCTCGGCTACCTCCGCGAGCGCTGGGGCGAGCGCAACGTCGTCTCCATCGGCTCCGAGCTGCGCCTGAAGAACAAGGCCGTCATCAACGAGCTGGTCCGCGCGCTGGCGTCCTCCCTCCCCGAGGGCGCGGCGGCCGACCTGCGCCAGGTCTCCGCCCTGATCGACGAGGCCGAAGCGGGCACCGCCGGGCTCGGCATGTCCTGGGAGGACCTCTGGGTCCAGCACGGCGAGCAGCTGCAGCCGTTCGCCGACCGCTACCCCGAGCTGTTCGCCATGGCCGAGCGTCTGGTCGGCCGCCTGAAGTCCTACGGCCGCCACGCGGCCGGGGTGGTTATCTCCACCGGCGCCCCGCTCACCGACTGGCTGCCGATGCGCACCATCGACGGCGAAGAGCAGATGGTCACCCAGTGGGCCATGGGTGACGTCGAGGCGATCGGCCTGGTCAAGTTCGACATCCTCACCCTGCGCACCCTGGACACCATCCAGGAGACCCTCGACCTGGTCCGCGAGCAGCGCCGGTACGAGATCGACCTGGAGGCGTGGGAGGTCGAGTTCGAGGACCCCCTGGTCTGGGAGGAGCTGCAGGCCGCCCACACCGTCGGTGTCTTCCAGATCGAGACCCACTCCGGAACCCGCCTGTGCGAGCGCATGCGCCCCCGCAACGTCGCCGAGCTGGCCGACATGGTGACGATCGTCCGGCCCGGCCCGATGAACTCCGGCCTGACCGACCTCTACCTGCGCCGCCGCGCGGGCGAACAGGCCGTCACCTACCCCGACCCCCGCCTGGAGAAGGTCCTCGCCCCCACCTACGGCGCGATGATCTACCAGGAGCAGGTCATGGCCGTCACACAGCTCCTCGCCGGGTACGACGAGTCCGAGGCCGACGGCGTCCGCCGGATCCTGGGCAAGAAGAAGATCTCCGCCATCGCTGACGCCGGGCAGGAGTTCCTCTCCCGCGTCGACATACCCCGCGAGCAGGCCGAGCGCCTGTGGTCCCAGATGGCCGAGTTCTCCAAGTACGGCTTCAACAAGAGCCACGCCTACGCCTACGCGTTCCTCGCGTTCTGGACCGCGTTCCTCAAGGTCAACTACCCCCGCGAGTTCCTCGTCTCCGCCATGTCCACCGTCGACAAGGACCGCGTCCCCGAGTTCGTCAAGGAGGCCCGGCGCCTGGACGTCGAGGTACTCCCCCCGGACATCAACACCTCCGGCCCCGGCTTCACCGCCGACCCCGAGCAGTACGCCGTCCGCTACGGCCTCGGCTCCGTCAAGGGCGTCGGCGACGTCGCCGTCAAGGCCCTCGTCGAGACCCAGCCGTACGCCTCCTGGGAGGACTTCGAGACCCGCAAGAGCCCCAAGGCCAACGCGGGCGTCGTCGCCCTTCTCGCGCGCATCGGCGCCTTCGACACGCTCGTCAGCAACCGGCGCGGACTGGAGGCCAAGCTGTTGGCTGCCAAGACCAAAGAGGACGCCCGCTGCGTCCACAAGATCGAGCTGTTCGAGTCGACGGCCCTGCCCTGTAGTTTCAACTGGGCCAGCGAGCCCGCCCCGGTCAACCCGCGCACCGGCAAGACCCTCAAGCGCAAGCCGCTGCCCAAGCGCTGCACCAAGGCGTGCCGCCAGTACACCGCGCCGCCGCCGCTGCAGATCGAGGCGGTCGAGCCCTACAGCCCCGTGGACATCCGGACTATCGAGCACGAGATGCTCGGCACCTACCTCTCCAGTACGCCGTTCGACGACCTGGACCCCAACGACCGCGCGGTCTGCCGTGCCCAGGCCGAGCAGCTGGCCGCAGGACCCAACGGCACCTACTACGTCGCCGCGATCGTCGCCGGGGCCCGCCCGCACAGGACGGGCGACATGGGCTTTTTGACCCTGGAGACCGAACTGTCCACCCTCCGCGTCGCCGTGTTCCGCGACGCCTGGGCCGTCGAGCAGCGTCGCTTCACCAAGGGCGCCCTCTGCCTGGCCGAACTCCGCAAGAACGACCGGGGCCTGTCCCTCGTCACCTACCAGCCCCTGTGAGAGGCACCGCCATGTCGATCATCTCCTCCATCAGCCACCCGTACTGGTCCCCCCTCGGTGTCGCAGCCAAGGCGACCCGCAACGGCCTGCAGATCTCCCAGGCCTCCGTCGCTCAGCACACCGGCCTCACCGTCCGTCAGTACGCAGCCCTGGAGAGCGGCTTCATCCCGCCGGACGTCGCCGAGGGCCTCGGCCGACTCAGCCTCTCTCGCCTCGATGAGGCCCTCGGCTGGGAGGAGGGCACCGCCCGCGCCCACGTCGACAAGGCTCTGACGGCCGCCATGTTCCCGACCGCGCCCCCCTCCGTCCCCCACTTCCGGGACGAGACGCTCACCAACCTCGACCGCTCCACCTACCCGCAGGCCGCCTGGCGCCGTCTCGGCAAGGCCATCCAGGCATCCCGCATGTCCTTCGGCATGAGCCGGGGAGCCCTGGGCTACGGCATCCAGTCCACCAGCAAGAGCATCCTGCGCATCGAAGAGGGCCGCGTGTACGGCGACCCGCGCACCGCCCCTCCTGGCGACTACCAGTCCGAGAGGTACGTCCTGAGGCGCCTGGCGCTGCTGGAGATGGCCCTTGAGTGGGAGATGGGCCAGGCCGCGCAAATCCTGGAAGGCCAGAACCAGGCCACTGTCAGTCCTGCAGCGTAAGCTGCGAAATCGAGCCAACCGCCATTGGCCACAGCTGACCGCCATCAGCTACTCCCCGCAAGGAGACCCCGCACCATGCCTCCCAAGAGCCGTCTCGCCAAGCTGCGCGCGGACCTGACCAAGGTCTACGGCGACCGCGTCACCCGGCGCGACGCGATGGTCCGCCCCACCTTCATATCCAGCGGCAGCCTCACCCTCGACTACGCCCTCGGCGGCGGGTTCGCCCTGAAGCGCACTCACGAGATCGTCGGACCCGAGGGCATGGGCAAGACGACCCAGTGCATCCTCGCCATGGTCGACGCCCAGCGGATGTTCCCCGACCGGGGCGTCGCGGTCATCGACATGGAGCAGTCCTTCGACTTCGAGTGGGCCGAGAAGCTCGGCCTGGACCTCGACGAAGACCGGTTCGTCCACATCTACCCGGACCACTCCGAGGACGTCTCCGACCAGATCAGCATGTTCCTCCGAGATGGAGAAATCTCCCTCGTCGCCGTCGACTCCGTCGGCGGCATGGAGTCCAAGGCCGCCTTCGAAAAGCGCGCAGAGGACTCCGCCATGGGAAAGAACTCCCAGGTCATCTCCCGCATGGTCAAGCGCGTCGCGGGCCTGTGCCGGGCGAACAACGCAGCCGTGATCTTCGTGAACCAGTACCGGGCCGACATCGGCAACCCGCGCGGCGGCCAGAAGTCCGCCGGACCGAGCGCCCTGAAGTACAACACCACCACGAAGATCAAGATGAGCCGGACCGGCGAACCGACGAAGAAGGTGTCCATCACCGACGCCGTCTCCAAGGCCCCAGCCGAGCTGGAAGTCGCCCGCCAGATCCGCGCCCGGGTCGAACGCAACAAGCTCGCCCCGCAGGGCCGCGTGGCCGACTTCTGGTTCCGCAACGTCGCCACCGACAAGTACGGCCCCGTCGGCATCGACCGCGCCGACGAAGCCATCACCCTCGGCATCGCCACCGGCGCCATCAAGCGCCTGTCCACCGTCTCGTACGAGTTCCCCGACGGCAGCACCGTCAAGGGCGGACGCCCCGGCGTCGAGGCCGCCATCGCTGAGCGCCCCGAACTGGTCGAGGTGATCCGGGAGAAGGCCCTCGTCTCCATCTCCGGTGACGTCAAGGCCGACCACACCGTCTCCTACGACGACGTCCCCGACGGAGTCGACCCCAGCACCGGCGAGATCCTGGAGGAAGCCGCATGAACCGCCTCAAGCGCGCATGGGCCATCGCTGGAGAGCCCTGGTTCTTCTACGCCGTCATGAGCCTGTGCGCCCTCGTCATCGCCTACGCCTGGTACGTGGTCGGCCAGCAGGTCGACCTCAACCAGATCTCCCAGGACATCCACTACAAGCTCGGCATCATGGCCGCCCTGACCGCCATCGTCCTGGGCGCCTTCATGGGCATCACCGCCAGCCACCTCGTCCGCCGGTACGGCCCGGCCAAAGCGCTGCCCGTCGACCCGGACAACCCGCCGGAGAAGATGATCTACATCGAGAGCGACGAGCCGATCCGCTGCGCCTGCCACAACCAGCCGATCCCGGACATGACCGTGGTCTGGCACTGGCCCCAGCCCGCCAAGCTCGTCTGCGTCCGGAAGGGCCACGCCGAATGACCTGGCACTCCTGCGACCACCTCCCCCCGCCGGAGCCCTGCGCAACCCTCATCACCCGCTGCGCCGGATGCGGAGCCTTCTGGAGGCGCGTCTACCGCACCGCCGACGGATACCGCTGGAAGCCGGTCAACGGCTTCTCGGCCTGGCGCCTGCGCCGTCGGTTCGCGGGGGTCAAGCCGTGACCGACAAGGGCCTCAACAAGCGCATGGGCGACGCGCACGAGGAACGGCTGGCCGAGGTGCTGGGCATGCGCCAGACCCGGGGGAGCGGCAACCAGTGGCGCGACCAGATGGACGCCAAGCATGACCGGACGACGTGCACCTTCGCCTTCGCGGTCGACGGCAAGTCCACCCTGGCCAAGTCCATCAGCATCACCCGCGCCATGTGGGAGAAGGCCGGAGAGCAAGCCAGCGGCGAACTGCCCATGCTCGCACTCCGCTTCTACAACAACGCCTCCCTGGAAGTCCACGCCGACCTGGCCGTCTGTGACCTCCTGGACTTCGCTGAGATGCGCGACGCCGCCGAGAACTGGCACAAGGCCAAGCCCATCCTGCAGGCGCTCATCGAACAGGGCCCGCGCTGCATCCCGGTCCTCGTAGAACTCGCGCGCAACCTCATCAACGCTGATCAGTGAAGTGAGACCTCATCATGCACCTTGACATGGCAGACGACTGGAACTACATCCTCGCCAGCCTCGACGTGGTCGGCCTGGTCGCCCTGCGCGCCGTCGGCAAGAAGAACGCCAAGGGCTGGCTGTGGGCGATGTTCACCCAGGCCGTCTGGATCGCGTACTCGCTCGCCACCCTCCAGTGGGGCTTCCTCGCCGTCGCCGCCGTCAAGTTCGGCGTCTACACCTGGAACTGGATCTCCTGGATCCGCAGCGACAAGGCCGAGACCAAGCCCAAGACACGCGAGGAGCTGGCCCTGGAACTGGCCCGAGAGCGACTGCCGAAGGGCACTGACGAACTCACGGTGCTGCAAGCCGCCTCCATGCTGACGAAAGCCCTCAAGGTAGTCGAGCTGTACCCGGAGAAGACGAAGACAGGGCCGACCACGTGACGTTCACCCCCTCCTTCCGCCGGGTCGGCTCCATCGGCAGCGACCTGGTGCTCATCCCGCTCATCGAGAACGCCATCCAGCAGTGCGCCTTCCCCACCAACTTCGTCGTGCGCCTGCGCTCGTACGCCGCCAAGCGCGAGCCGGACGGCTGGTTCCACCCCTCGACCCACCCGACCATGGACGAGCGCCAGCTGTACTACTACCTCGCCCAGCCGGACAAGTGGGACGAGCCGGAGTTCGACTACGGACCCCGGATGAGCGTCCTCATGGGCACCGTCATGCACGAGGTCGTCCAGACCGTCATGATCAAGCTCGGCCTGCTCGTCCCCCCGAAGGGCACCTGCGTGTGCTGCGGCAAGCCCCACGGCAAGGGCAACGGCAAGTGCGACGAGTGGGGCGTCCGCGACGACCGCCTCCGCCGACGCGGCCACATGGACGGCCTGCTCGACATCCCTGGCTGGTGCGAGCCCGGCGACGGCATCTTCGACCTCAAGACCTGCGCCCCGCCGGTGATCAGGCACATCGACAACAACGACCTCGACGCCTTCAAGATCAAGTGGCCGAAGTACTACGGCCAAGCCCAGGAGTACATGGCCTGCACCGGCAAGCAGAAGGCGCTCATCCTCTTCCTCGCCATGAGCGAGGGCTGGGTGATGCGCGAGTTCACCATCCCCCGCGACGACCTGTACATCGCCCGCCTGGAGGCGAAGTACCGCACCGTCCTCGCCCACGTAGACGCCGGGACCCCGCCGCCCGTCGCCTGCTGCCCCGGCGGCGCCAAGGCCCGCAAGTGCCCCGCCACCCGCTGCACCGTCAAGACCGGGCTCGCCGCCTGAGCCTCCGCCTCCTCTGACCGCCATCGGAGACCCCTGTGAAGAACCAGCTCGCCATACCCGCCGTCGAGCGCCTCGCCCGCCGCAACGCCTTCCGCCCGCCCGTCTTCAGCGACTTCGCCGTCGCCACGGTGCAGGCCTTCGACCAGTCCCTGAACAACACCGGTATGGTCCTGCTCCGCTCCTGGGGCGAAGGCATCACCCTGCTGGCCACCGGCATGATCCGCCCCTCCACCTCGGCCACCGACCAGCAGAGCTGGGAAGGCAACTACGCCCGCGCCGAGGACATCCACGCGGGCATCGCCTACCACCGCAAGGGCTACGCCTCCATGGTCGACAACATCATCTACGAGCGGCCCCCGGTCCACGGCAAGCGCACCGAGTCCATCATCCTGGCCGGACGCGAGGTGCACCGCGCCACCGACGGCAAGGCCGTCATGGTCGACAACCGCCACGCCAAGAAGCTCATCGTCGGCCGGGCCGGGAGCAGCCAGAACCCCGTCACCAAGGCCCACGTCAAGGAAGCCGTCGAGGCGTACATCACCCCGCCCGAGGCCAGCGGCAAGCTCATGCCCTGGAACGAGCACGTCCGCGACGCCTGCATGCTCGCCCTGGCCTGGCTCCTCGACGAGAAGCACCGCCAGGCCCAGGAGGCCGCCGTAGAGCTGGAGGCCGCCGCGTGAACAGCGCTGAGGACGTCGCCGAGTTCGCCCAGTTCCTCAGCGACACGCAGGCCGTCAAGCAGGCCAACCGTGTCATCAACGGACTCGCCCACGAGGCCGACGAGCCGCTCACCCCGGACATCGACCCCGACCGCGCCCGGGACTTCACCCGGCCGAACTACTCCCGCACCGCACGGATGCGCCACGACTGGCTCGAAGAGGACGGCGCCTCCGTCCGTGGCCTGGCCGAGCTGGCCGACGGCATCATCCACCGTGAGTTCCCCGGCATCTTCCTGATCCTCAACGACATCTGGGGCATCGCCCGCGAGCCGGTCGTGAACGAGAGCACCGGGGAGATCGAGACCGACATCTTCGGCTGGCCAGTGTGGAAGCGACTCCCGTCCGGCGCCTACATCGAGGACTACTCCAAGCTCACCGACAGGGAGAAGGAGGGCTTCATGCTCTCCATCACCATGGGCCTGCTGGAATGGCGCCTGAAGGTCGACAACTGGAAGCGCATGCCCGCCATGCTCGCCCGCGCCCGCTGGGAGGAGGCCATGGCCGAAGGGTTCGTCGCGCCGACCGGCCGCGTCACCGTCGAGGAGCGCACCCAGCGAGGCCGCCTGCATTCCGCCGACCACCGCTACTTCGGCATCTTCCAGGCCGAGCTTTCCCGTGCCGCCGAGCACCTGGTCGACGGCATGGAGCTGCTCGGCCAGAGGTTGAAGGACTCCCTGACGGCCTGAGTCCTGTCTGTGGTCCAACTTCGATCGACGAAAAGTTGGAGTTGCGGGCGGGGGCCTGCTTATGCTGACACAGAATTCCAGATGTGCTGCCGCCACATGCACATCCGGGAAGGCGCGACCGCCACGCGTCAGTAAAGGAACCCGCCTGCATGACCATTGACGTGCGCGTGCTCCGGGAACTGTTCCGGCATCTCCAGGCGTGGAACACCCTCTATGAAACGGAGGGTATGGACACGATAACTGGCCCGGACGGTACCGAGTACTGCATCCACGACATCGTCCACCTCTACAAGAACGCCGTCGAAAGGCGCGGCGAAAACGGAAAGCACCTGCTTTCTCCTCGCCAGCGCGAGGCAATTCAGCTGTTTCTCATTGAGAACCGGCCCGAGCGGGAAGTCGCCCGCCTCATGGGCGTCTCCGAGGACAACCCCGTCGCCTCCTACGCCACCCAGGGACTCGTCCGCCTCAACGAGCTGATCAAGGCAGGCGTCATCCCCGGCAACGGCAGCGCCGACGAGGGGCTGGAGGTCGTGGCAGCATGAGCGACCGCATCCGTAACGGCGTCGATGCCGACCTCGAAGCCCAGGCCAACGCGATCCTGCGCCAGTCCTTCCTGGACAACCCAGACCCCGAGGCCAAGGCGCTGATCCTCACCGAGTACATGCTGCAGAACCGCCTCAAGCGCGAGGTCTTCGTGCCCGGCGGCACCCCCGACGGAGCCGTCCGCAAGGGCTCCTTCCACCGGGCCATCAACCGCCAGCACCCGCACCTCAACGCCGCCGAAGGCGTCGCCCGGCCGCAGCACAGAGTCCCGCTGAAGGCCGAAGAGTGAGCGACAACCTGCCCGAGGTCCTCGACCCCGACACCTCCGGCCCGGTCAGCATGGTCATGGTGCGCGTCGGCAACCGCACCGTGCCCGCCAAGACCGGCCTCCGCTGCCGCGTCTGCCAGTCCCCCCACCGCGCCCAGATCGAGGCATGGATCCTGGAGGGCTACACCCGGCCCACCATCCTCGCCTGGCTCAAGGACATGGAGGAAGGCCCCCTCGGCCACCCCACCGAGAAGGCCCTGCGCAGCCACACCGACCGCCACCTCCCCTTGGGTGCTCGCGCCGAGGCCGCCATCCTCGAACGCCGCACCGAGGCACTCGGCGACGAGATAGAAAAATTTGGCGGCCGTGTCGCAGACCACCTCTCCGCCCTGGATATGGTCGTCCTGAAGGGCTTCGACGCCCTTCAACGAGGAGAAATCAAACTCGGCGCCACCGACCTGATGAAGGCCATCGACCTCAAGCAGAAGATCGACGCTTCTGTCGAGGGCGGGCTGGACGACAAGAAGTGGCGCGCAATCCTCATGGAGTACATGAAGACCGCTGTCGAGTTCATCCCGCCAGAGAACCGGCAGGCTTTCGCCCAGGCGCTCAGCAGAAATCCCGTGCTGCTCGCCATGGCACAAAGCAACCAGCAACAAATGTAAAAAACTCTGGTCCGCCAGCCGGAAACCACCACCACTCCTTCCGCCAGAGGAGAACAGCCCGTCATGCACCTCCGCGAGCCATCCACCACCACCCTCGCCGACCTCGATCTCGCCTGGAAGAACCGCGACCGCGAGTGGACCTCCGACGCCTGCGTCCCCTCGGTCGACTTCCCCCGAGAGGCCAAGCACGAGCCCTCCATCCTCCTCGGCGACCACGAGATCACCCTGGACGAACAGGCCATCGAGCTGCTCTGCGCCTTCTACCAAATCCCCACCGCGTACTTCCGCCGCATCACCGCCGAGGAACGGCACTTCGTGATGAACATGCGGATGACCCACGCGGAGGGCGAGGTGACGATCACCTACAACGACCGGGGCATCACCGACGTCCGCAAGCCGACCAAGCCCCGCTTGGAGGCCGAGGAGTTCGTCCGCATCGCCCACCGGCTCTACCCGGCCTCCTCCACCGTGCTGGACGCCTGGATCACCCCCGACGAACTGCACCTGGACGTCCTCGCCCACCACGTCGAGGACGGCATCCAGGGCGGCCTGCGTTTCCGCCAGAACCGCAGGCAGAACCTCGCCCCCATCGTCGCGCCGATCCTCTTCCACGAGGACACCACCACGGTGATCGAGATCCCCGACCCCTCCCTCAAGATCGACTCACGGGGAGTCTCCGTCGACAAGGTCGGCGAACGCCTCGCCGCCGAGGCCCTGCGCGCCGACGCCCGCCTGCACAACGACGCCCAGCACCTGCTGCGCCTGGCCAACACCTCCGTCGCAGGCGACCGCATCATCCGCCTGCACCGCGTCGCCGCCGAGCACAAGATGCCCGTCAGGCCGCTCGCCGACATCACCGTCGCGCTCTCCCGCAACAACGAACCCACCCTGCTCGACATGACGCTGGCCATCGCCAACACCGCCAACGCCCCCAAGATCCTGCAGGACCCCGACAAGCGGAAGCTGCGCGCCACCCTCCAGCACATCGCCGGAGCCGTCGTGGTCGACGAAGCCGAACGCTGCAACTCCTGCCACGCCCTCGTCGCCGCCGCCTGACCACCACAGGAGAACCCGTGTCCGACAACGCCCGCCGCACGATCTGCACGATCGCCTGGCTTGGCTTCTGCGCCTTCCTCTTCTGGCTGGACAACCACTGATGACTGAGAACCTCCGCCAGCGAGACGGCGACCAGCCCCTGCCCACCGAGGGCGATGAGAACGTCCAGGACGCTCTCATCGCACACATCCTGGCCAGCCCGCGTCTTGGCGCCGGAGCCAACAATCTGGCCGCCAAGATCATGGAGCGCCGGGCACTGGGCATCCAGAGGTACGGCCGCCCCCTGCAGACCTTCAACGGCCGCGACCCCCACCAGGACCTGCTCGACGAACTCCTGGACGGCGCCACCTACGCCATGCAGATCCGCATGGAGGCCGCCGCCACCCAGGCCCGCATCAGCGCCGCCCTGCACCTGCACGCTGCGTCTGCAGACAACGGGCTGTGCATCTCCTGCAAGGTCGTCTCCCCGTGTGAGACCCGCTGCGCCCTCACCGGCCAGCCCGGACTCCGGGGAGAGCTGACGGTCAAGAAGACGGAGCCTGTCGAGGAGGTCGCCGTCCACCCCGACTCGCTGGACGACTTCAAGTCCCGGTTCCGCATCCGGGAGGCCGAGCGGCGCCTGGGCGGCCCGATGATCCCCGGCGATCTGTTCGGGTTCCCCGTGGTCTGCGACGAGTCCATCCCGCCGGGAGTCGTGCGCCTGCGGCCGTTCGGCTTCGACAACCACCCCTCCCACGGAACCAAGGAGTCCTCGTGAGCACGCCCCACCAGTCCGGCCTCATCCTCCCGCCCGGCGTCCAGAGCCCGGCTGCCGCCCCCGGCCCGGACTTCCTCGACCGCGAGTACGGCGGCGTCCACCAGCGCAGCGAGACCGCCCAGGGCGACATCCTCGACAGCGAGATCCTCCAGCTGGAAGCCCTCTTCGAGAGCATGCTGACCCGCTACTCCGCCAAGGCCTTCGACAAGGAGGAGTTCGAGCGCGAGGCCAAGGAACGAGTCCACCAGCTCGGGTTCGCCATCACCATCAGCTGGAAGGCCGAGTACGACCGGTTCGCGCGCGGCCTCACCGGCCGCCAGATCCCCGACATCCAGATCGCCGGGCGCGTCGCGAAGAAGGCCTTCGACCACGACCAGAAGGTCCACGAGGTCACCCGCGACATCCTCGAACTCGGCACCCAGGGCGTCATCGCCTCCGAGGAGCCCGCGCGCGGAGACCACCCCCACTGATGAGCTACCTGCGCGCATTCCTGGTCAGGCGGCTCAGATTGCCCTACCTCCACGACGACATGCCGGACTGGCACGTGAAGTACAGCACCGCGCAGCTTTGGCGCTGGTACGAGCTGTCGCGCGGGGGCCGCCGATGAAGGACAGCCGCCTGCGCGACTGGGACGACGACAGCGTCACCGTCGCGATCATCCCTCAGGGCTGCGGGAACTGCGGCGAGCAGGTCGACCGCGTTCGCATGTTCCTGGAGATCCTCACCTCCAGCGGCACCGGCTTCGTCGGCATCCACACCGTTGCCGAGACGCCCTGCTGCGGCGGCAAGCGCAACTCCGCCTACCCGGCCGAGTACCTGGCCCGGCTCCTGGACCACCTCAAGGTCTGCCCGAACCACCACCGGAAACCGTAAATCCATTTTTCCGTCGAACCGTTGAAAAAGGGGAACCCCATGTACGACACGCGCCGCGAGAACGACGGCATCAGCCCGGTCCGCATCGGCGTCTACGCCCTGGTCAGCCTCCTGGTGCTCATAGGCATCATCATGGGCGCCGTCGCGGGCTTCAAGGCGTTCGGCCGCTACCAGTCGGTCACCGACGCCAAGAACGCCGCCACGGTCGCCCGGATCAAGGCCAGCAACGACGTCACCGTCACCGCGATCCAGATCAAGAACCAGCAGCAGCGGGTCAAGGTCGCCCAGCAGCAGGCCCAGATCCGGTTCGAGAACGCCAAGGGCATCCGCGAGTCCCAGGACGAGATCGCCAAGACCCTGACCCCGCTGTACGTGCAGTTCGAGATGACCGAGGCCCTCAAGGAGATCGCCAAGAGCGGCAAGAACTCCTCGGTGGTCTACATCCCCTCCGGCGCCAACGGCGTGCCGCTGGTCTCCGGCGTCCAGGGCCAGCCGTCGGTGACCAGCCCGGCGAAGTAGCCCAAGAGCCCGAGGCCCCTCCCCGACGAGCACCGGGGAGGGGCCTCGCTGCGCCCGGGTCAGTTCGTGGTGACCGTGATCTTCTCGATCTCCAGCTCCACCACGGTCTCGTCCTCCTCGCCGGGGTCGGCGACGTAGACCTCCAGGCCGCCCCACTCGCTCTCGACCCACTCCTCCAGGGCGTCCAGCGTCTCGGGGACGGAGCCGTCGGTCTGCTTCACCTTGAAGGTGACCGTCAGCGTGCCGGTGAGCTTCTTCTTCGCCATCTCGGGCTCCTCAACTCGTGTGTCTACAAGGAGGGTTGGCCAACCCGGTGAGACCACAGTAGGGGAGCGAAGCCCCAGGTCAAAGCCCCTGCCCGGCGGCCGGGGGAGGGCTGAGGAAGCCTGTTTCGGCGATTCGGCGGCCGGAGCGCGGCCGGAGCGGCGACGGGGGTGCGCCGGGGAACGAACGGGGCTCCGGAAGAGCCCGTTTTCGGCCGGGAGCGCTGCCCGCACCTCATTTGTAACGGTCGGATAACGGTTGCTGGCTGCTGTGAGAGGCCGCTCCGGCGCCCCAATGGGCGAGGAGGGCCGCCGCCATGACCAGCAAGAACAACGAGGACAACTCGCCCCTGGCGAACTTCGATCCGACGGAGATCCACCAGCTGTTCCTGGGCCTGGAGGTCCCCGACCCGATTACGTTCGTGGTCTCGCAGAGGTACCTGAACCGGCCGAACCTCTACCCGAGGCAGGCCACTCTCCTGAAGGTCTTCTTCCTGCGTGAAGACCTCTTCACGGACTACGACTACCGGGTCGTCGCCGAGTGGGACGAGTCCTACCGCACCGCCAAGTCCTCCAACGAACAGCGCGCCGCCCGCGCCGCCGAACTCGCCGAGACCAGCCCCGAAGACGCCCTCGCAGCCGAGGTCGACGGCATCATGACCGAGGCCCTCGACGCCATCGCCGCCCAGGCCCTGCTGGAAGGCAACGAGGACGCCCCCAAGATGCCCCTGTCCGGCTCCCCGGACCTCCTGGGCCGCATGCGCGCCTGCAAGGCCCTCGGCTACAGCTGGTTCAAAGAGATCCTCCTGGTCATGGGCCGCCGCGCAGGCAAGGGCCACATCAGCGCCCTGGCCATGGCCTACGTCCTGTGGTGCTACATGGCCAAGGGCGACCCCCAGGAGTTCTACGGCGTCGACCGCGACAAGAAGCTCGCCGTGCTGATCTTCGCCGGTAAGCGCGACCAGGCCAAGCAGAACCTGTGGCGCGACCTCGTCAACGTCGTTACCGGCGGCCCGTGCTTCGCCCCGTACATCGCCGACAGCCTCGGCGAGAAGCTCTCCGTCTACGCGCCGAACGACTTCATCCGCATGGAAGACATGCGCAAGCGCGGCATCAAGACCGCCATGGACATGGCCACCTTCCACATCCTGCCCAAGGAATCCACCGTCATGGCAGGCCGTGGCCCCGCCTCCATGATCCTCGGCTTCGACGAGATGGCCCACGTCGTCAACTCAGGCGCCAACCGCTCCGCCGGAGAGGTCTACGACGCCTCCACCCCCTCCCTCGACCAGTTCGGCAAGGACGGCTTCATCGTCGAGCCCAGCTCGCCATGGGAGATGAGCGGCAAGTTCTACGACAACTGGCTGCGCGCCACCAGCTACGAGGACGACGGCACCCCCACCTACGCGAACGTCATGATGATCCAGCTCCCCAGCTGGGACGTCTACCTCGACTGGCAGATCGCCCACGAGCTGCCCCTCTTCCCCGAGGGATTCACCGGCGACAACGGCGAGTACGTCGACTGCGACCCGCCCGGCTTCAAGCCCCTCAAGGGCGCCATCCAGAACTTCGACGAAGAGATGCGCAAACTGGAGAAGGCCGACCCCGACACTTTCGCCGTCGAGCGCCGAGCCCAGTGGGCCACCGTCCTGGACGCCTACCTCAATCCGGACAAGGTCGAATCCGTCTTCGGTCCGTGGCACGAGCGCCCCGCCGATTACGGTAGCCCGCTCATCCTGCCCACCACCCAGGGCATCCTTGCCTACACGTACAAGGGCCACGCCGACCCCAGCTCCGTCAACTGCCGCTTCGGCGTCGCCCTCGCCCATACAGAGATCGACGCCGAGGGGCGCCCCCACGTCGTCTTCGACAAGATCCACTACTTCGATCCGGCCGACTTTCCTGGCCACACCATCGACTACGAGGAGGTCGAGGACTGGATCTGGGACGACATGATCGTCCCCTTCGCCCCCGAGGACTTCACCTTCGACCAGTACCAGTCGGTCGGATCCATCCAGTCACTCGTCAAGCGGACCGCCAGAACGCGCCTGCCCAAGAAGGTCAACATCTGGGAGCGCACAGCCACCAACCAGCTCAACTGGCGCTACGCCGAGACCTTCAAGGCCGCGATCAACATGGGCCTCGTCCACGCGCCCGAGCACGAAGAGGGCATGCTGGAGCTGAAGTTCCTCCAGAAGAAGCCCGGCATTAACCGCGTCGATCACCCCACCATCGGCCCCGTCCAGACCAAGGACATCGCCGATGCGATCATGATCACAACCTTCGCCCTCATCGGCGACTGGATCGAGGGCTACAAGGAGATGCTCAACGGCGCCATGCCCACTGGCGCCATGATGGGCGGCCTGCACGGATCCAGCGCCCGCACCCCTGACCTGGCCATGCCTGACCAGGACATGCAGGGCCGCCTGGACGCTCTGCGATCCTTCACGCGCACCCGTACCGGACGCCAGGGCTGGGATCAAGGTCTCGGTCGCACAAGGTCCGGATATCGCCGCTGAGCAGGAATGGCTGCCTTGCCCGAGAGGAAAACTCCGTGGCACGATGGCGTCGTCTCGTGAATAAGGGCTGCGGCGTAAGCACTGCAGCTGGCAGGCGTGCCTCAACGTGCCACCCGGTGACTGACCGATCAGGTCGGCTGGATGGCGCCGGGGTGTGGTGGAGTCTGGCGGGACTGACCACTACTTAAAACGTCTCACGAGACACGAGAAGCCCCCCGGACAGGTACCGCCGGGGGGCTCTCCCATTCCCATGTCCACCAGCTCTTCACCGACGTGAAGGGCTGGAGGTGCAGGGATGACGGACATCAGCGCGATCGGCTTCTTCCAGCGGGCTGCAGGCGAGATTTCGCCGCGCCCCCAGCTCCCGCCAGAGCAGGAGGACGCCCTCGGCCACCCGGACTTCATTGAGCACCGACACCGCGCCCTGCAGCTGGCCAAGAACCCCGTCCCGGGTACCACCATCTGGCGCGGAGAGGCCCGCGAGGGCGCACCCCACGACGCCCTGCAGCACTCCGGCGTCGGCCTGCACTGGAGCGTCAACCCCGACTCCGCCTTCACCCCGCCCCCGGGCCAGGGCCAGCGCCGCATGTTCTGGCAGGGCCGCGTCGATGACCCGGCCGCACAGACCATCCCCCGCTCCCACCCGTCCTGGGACGGACGCACGCGCTCCATGGACCACGAGGCCGAAGTCCGCCTCAAGCCCGGCAGCCACGTCCACATCGACGGCGCCTACGTCTGGCACGGCCAGGACGAACCCCACGGGCACCCCATCCCGATGCACCCCGAGCGCACCCACCCCGACTGGAAGTGGCACCCCGTCGGCCAGCACGCCGAGGTCCAGAACAACGGCCACATCGACTACGGCCACCACGACGCCCCGGCCAGTGACGCCAAGATGCCGCCCCCGTGGCACGGCGCCGACCCCCACGCGGTCGCCGCCCACGAGCATGCAACGGGCAACCACTACAGCAACTACCCCGGCCACGACCTCGACGACGTCGACTGGGACGCCCCCGAGGAGCACAGCGACGCCCACAGCAACGCCATCATGACCGACGGCGTTGTGCGCGACGGTTGGGTCAAGCCCCACGAGCTGAGCCACGAGGACGCCACGAACTGGCTGCGCTGGCACCCCGACCGCGCAGGCATCGAGCAGCGCCACAGCATCTCCCGGCAGGCCGCCCTCACACCCGACTTTGAGCACGAGGAGACCGACACCGGCAGCTCGATCTGGCCGACAAGGATCAAGCTCAAAGCCCTGCACCCCGAGACCGGCGAAGAAATGGGCTTCCTCGACTACCAGGTGCCCCGCCGCAAAAACAACAAGATCACTGTCCATGAGCTGAAGACTCACGAGGACCACCAGCGCAAGGGCGTCGGCTCCGCCCTCATGGACGAAATGCAGCGCCGCCACCCGGGCACGCCTATAGATCACGGCGACCGCACGCCCGACGGCAAGGCCTGGTGGAAGAGCTACGCCGACGGCAAGCGAGTCCAGCGCGGTCGGACTATGGCTACCCTCACCACGGTCGCTGGGGCGGAGTCCTTCGCGCGAGGGGAGGGCGAGGACTGGTCCGATCACCAGAGCCGCGTCCGGCGCGGCCTGTCCCTCGGGCACCTCGACTACATGCAGGCCCGCGAGCATGGCTACACCGGCGACGCCCGCGAGGACACCCGGGACGACTGGACTGGCCAGCACTCGGAGGGCAAGGGCTGGCAGCCGCTGCCGCAGAAGCTGTACCACACCACCACCGACGCCGCTGGGGTCGCCGCCCACGGCCTCAGGAGCGGCGACGAACTCGGTCAGAGGCGCGGCCACGGCCTGGGCGGCACCCCTGAGTGGCTGTCCATGACCCACCGCGAAGACAACGCCCACAGCATGCTCGACGCCCTGCACGAATACCACGACCACCTCAACGGCAAGACCACCTTCGCCGACCTGCACCGCGCAGCCCAGAACGCCGAGGGCGCCGAGAAGCCCTTCCACGACGCGTTCGAACACGGCGTATCCGGCGGCCACAACGAATACGCGCAGGACTCCATGAGGCGCGGCAAGCGCCTGGAGCCCGGCTTCGCCACCTACACCGAGGCCAAGGAAAAGGGCTGGACCCCCCACCCGACCATCCACAAGAACTTCGGCGTCACCAAGGACGGCCGAGAGGTCGGCACCGGCTGGGAACGAGACCCCAACGTCGAGGAACGCCACGACGAGTACGGCGCGTTCTCCCGAGCCCGCGAGTGGTCCGGCAATGGCAAGCCGTCGGTCCTGTTCACCTCCAACGATCGCGAGGCGTTCGCCAAGAAGGACCCCTCCAACTTCGCTGTCCTGCACCTCCGCCCCCGGCCCGGCGCCCAGGGCTTCCCCGGCGGCGACAAGCACGAGTGGCGCACCGGCACCGGCGACGCCGTCGAGGTCCACGGCGAGCCCATCCGCCGCCAGGCCGCCGCGACCAAGCCGTGCCCCTGCTGCGGCGGCACCGGCGAGCACGACACCGGCTTCGAGTGCTACCACTGCGACGGTGGCCGCACCGTCCCCGCCAACAGCCCGGATGATGCCGCCTGCGATGGCCGACTGACCGACGGCGGCCACGGCGCTACCCCGGTCCCCGACAACACCCAGCCCTACAAGCACCACCACGAATGGCTGCCCCGCGACCACTTCTTCGCGCCGGGGGAGAAGGGCCTGGACCCGCGCCTGTTCGACGAGCAGCGCCGCATGCACCCCATCGTCCGCCAGCACCTCCTGAGCCTGCTCAACAGCTTCTGGACACCGAAGTACGGCGACTCCTGGCAGTCCTGGGCCCGCGTCTACCTCACCGGCTCCGAGGCCTCCCACTGGTATGGCAACAACGACCTCGACATCCTCATCGGCGTCGACCACGAGGCCCTCAACTACCACGTCGACCACTTCACCGGCGAGCCCGATGATGCAGTCGACGCCAAGCTCACCGACGAGCTGCGCGAGGGCCTGAACGACGACGCCCGCATGCTCCCCGGCCCGGACGGCAAAGAGACCGGTCCCTGGGAATCCACCTGGTACGTCAACCCGGGCTCGTACGACATCAAGGCACTCAAGCCCTATGCCGCCTACGACATCACCCGCGACGAGTGGGCCGTCGAGCCGGTCGAGGTCCCCGACGACTTCGGCCCCGAGAAGCTGCCCGAGTCCACCTGGGACGTCTTCGACGCCCTGCAGAAGCTCATCAAGGCCATCGCCGAGCTGCCCGACGAAGTCCGCGAGCGCGAGGGCGCCGCGCTGTACGATTACCTCCACGCTGACCGCCACAGCGCTTTCGGCCCCGAGGGGTCGGGCCTCTACGATCCTGCGAACGCGACCTGGAAGGCCCTCGACAAGGCCCCGGGCAAGCCGCTGCAGCAGCTCATCGACTGGAAACACGCCCACGACGGGACCGCCGCCACGGACCTGGAGACCGCAGCATGACCGAGTTCAACGCCGTCGCCCACTTCCGTGGCGCGTACGATGCCTCCCATGGAGGGGACCATGCACGAAACGACCCTGCCGCAGGACGAGCTGCCGACCACCCCGGAGCTGATCGCGCCGGATATCGAGGCCGAGCTGCTGCACCGGCACGAGACGGCCAGCGACCGCAGCCCGGTCAGCCTGAACGAGCTGCGGCACCGGGCCGCCGTGTCCGCGCAGCAGCAGAAGTAGAGCGCCACCCGGAGCTGCAGGGCGACCTCGACCGCCTCGGAGGCGGCGCCCGCCACGTGCAGGACACCATCACCGCCCTGCAGCACGGCCGCTCCGGCGTGACCAGCTACCCGCTCTCCCACCCGCTGGAGGGCTGGCACGCCGCCATCACCTCCGGCGGCCACCAGGTCGTCCACCGCACCGACCCCGACACTAAGACCCTCCACGTCGGCTACGCCGGACACAACGTCGCCGACGCCGAGCAGCGCCTGGGCGCCAGCCACGAGGGCGGCTCCCTGCCGGTGGAGTTCCACAAGGGCGCAGAGAAGGACTTCGACGGCCTCCACCCCGAGGTCCAGGAGAAGACCCTCAACACCATCGACCGCCTCGCACGCGGCGAGCAGCACAAGTACGACCACGCCCTCAACGGAGGGCAGTGGGAGAACGGCGGCTGGCGCTCATCCCGCGCCGACTTCCTGCACCGCGTCACCCACCGCTTCGAGGACGCCGACGGCAACCCCACCTCGCCCGAGAGCGCGCACCGGCTGTTCATCGGCCACATCGGCCCCCACAACTACGAGGCCGCCCAGAAGCGCCTGTCCGGCCTGACGGACTTCTTCCGGACGGCAAACCTGCAGCAGACTGCTTCCGTGGACGACGACGGCAAGATGATGCACCGGGCTCCAGGCCCTCACAATGCTCCGCTACACGATCCGACCCACCCCAGCGGGGAGGGGGGCGCCTTCAATCAGGAGGACCTCGACAACCCCGACTGGGGCAGCATTGGGGAGCCCCACGAGGAATCCCTGGCGGCCGTCCACCGGACCAAGGGGAAGCCGGACACCCCAGTGACCATCTACCGCTCAGTCCCACACGGTGTCAGCCACATCCGCACCGGAGACTGGGTCAGCACGTCTTCCCAGTACGCCCGCGAGCACGGCATGCATCCAGACGACCCCTCGAAAGACTGGCCGGTCCTCAAGGCCACCGTCCCGGCCAAGCACGTCCACACCGACGGCAACGACATCAACGAGTGGGGCTACAACGGCCCTCATATCGAGCATCCTGCCGTCCACGGTCCCGACGAGGAGTGGACCGAGCCGACGCATCACACCGCCTCCCTGCAACTGACCGAGGCCGAGGAGCGCCTGCTGCAGCGGCAGGCGGCTGCCGTTGCGAACGGCGATGGCGTGATGGTTGCGTTCGTTCCACCGCCCGAGGTGGCCGAGCAACTCGCCCTGCACGGCGGGCAATTGGTCGATGACCTGCATATCACTCTGGCGTACCTGGGCAATGCGGCCGACTACACCAAGGAGCAGCTGGCATTGCTGCCCCAACTGGTTTCGGCCTGGGCAATGCGGCAAAAGGCAGTTACGATCCACATCGGAGGCGTTGGCACGTTCAACAACGCCTACAAAGACCAGCACGTCCTGTGGGCTCACCCCGATATACCTGGCGGGGTACAGATGCACGTCAGTCTGGCCGACTACCTGGAGCGATACGGGTACCGCCTTCCCAGTGAGCACGGCTGGACGGCCCATATGACGCTGCAATACGTCGACCGGCACAAGCGGTTCATGCCGCAACTGCCCGCAGTCGGCTGGGAAGCGACCGAGGTGGTCACCTTTGTCGGGACGGCCCGCCACGCCGCTCGCCTCGGCCTCCGCCCCAGCACACCCACCACGCTCTAGAGTCCCGCCAGACCGGAGCAGTCAGGAGAACAGCTCGAATGAGCACCGCCACCACCACCGCCACCAAGGCTCTGCCCAGCCACTACCAGAGCGTCATGGATGACGCCGACGACATGGGCTGGGACGTGGTCTGCAGCGACACCAGCGTCAAGCTGACGCCGCCCGGCGCGAACGTGAAGAAGGGCCAGCAGATCGTCCTGCCCCTGACCAACCGCTGGGCGCCGCCGCAGCTGCAGAAGGTGCTCTCCGACAGGGGCTTCCTCTCGGCGCTGGCCGCGCACGAGCGCGCACAGGGCAAGGCGGATCCGAAGCCGGAGCCGGAGAAGCAGGCTCCCGCCCAGCAGGACGGCAAGCCGGTGCGCGTCTGCCCGGAGTGCGAGGCGGACCCGGACGTCAAGGACCCCTTCAACACCACGCACCCCCCGGCGCTGGCCGTCCACCGCAGCAGGAAGCACGGCATCGCGGGCACCAGCCCCGAGGCCATCCGCAAGCGGACGGCGACGGCCGCGAAGAAGGCCGCCAAGAAGGCCCCGGCGAAGAAGACCACCCCGGCCCCGGCGAAGAAGGCCGCTGCCGACACCGCCCCGGTGCCCGCCCCCCGCGCGGCCGAGCCGGTGAAGAAGCAGGAGCCGCTGGTCGACCTCTCCGGCCTGCCCGTCTCGGTGGCCGCGCCGCTGAGCGAGCTGCTCAACGCCTTCAAGGCCACGAGCGGTGACGCGGCCGACCTGGAGAAGGATGTTACGACGCTGCGCGACTTCCGTAACCAGGTCGACGAGCTGGTCCACGACGGCAACAAGGCCCCGGTCCAGGTCGTGGCCAGCATCCTCAACCTCGTCGAGGAGACCAAGCAGAAGTAGCCTCTGACCTGGGCCGAACACCCCCACTCTTGCAGCGCGCCAATAGTTGCTATAGAGTGGGGGTGTTCCGTTTGACCGCCACAAACAGAGGAGGCGCCATGTCCGCCGCCAGCAAGACGCCCCCGCAGGGCGGGCGCAGGACGAGCGACCCGGACCCGTTCAACGTCGACATGACCGAGGTCCCCATGACTCCGGCCATGATCGCCCTCCACGAGGTGGGCAAGCTCCGCGCCCGGCTCCTGCAGGTCGACCGCTTCCTGGAAGACCTCGTCCTCGACGGATCGGAACTCACCCTCGCCGAGGGCCAGACCGCCACCCACACCATGCGCGCCCAGGGCCGGGGATTCGACAAGTGGCGCGCCCAGTTCAACCGCATCCTCAAGAGCAGGCGCGACATCGACCTCGCCAAGCTGAACTGGCGCTCCCGCACCAGGGACCTGGAACCCGAAGACGTCCCCGCGTACATGAGCCCGGAAGTCCTGCAGGGCATGCGTGACCTCGTCGAGCCGCTCTACGCGATGATCCAGGCCCCCGCCGAACAGCGCGAGGAGCTGTACCAGGCCATCCACGAGCGCACCAAGCCCGCCATCGAAGGCCACACCATCCAGGCCAAGGCCAGCTGAACGAAACAGCGCCCCCGACAAAGTCCCCGTTACGGACCCCATCGGAGGCGCTGCAGCGACACGGCCATCGCCCCGGATTTCCCGCCTAAAGGAACACAGGAGCACGAGGGAACATGTCTGCCACCCAGCCTACCGTGACCAAAGCCGCGATGTCCCGCAGCGGGACCACCTGGAGAACCCGCGCCGCCCAGGCCGACTGGGACAAGCTCACCACTGACGGCCTCATCTACCTCCTGGCCCTCGGCGGCTTCTACCTCGGCTACCAGACCCTCTACGACCTCGCCGTCGCCGTCGGCTACACCAACCACCAGGCCGCCGTCGCCGCCGCCCTCGCCGACGTCGCGATCCTCGCCTACTCCCGCAAGGCCGTCGCCGAGATCAAGGCAGGCCGCTCCGCCTGGGGCATCCGCCTCATCGTCGCCGCCTTCTCCATGGCCACCTTCGGCCTGCAGCTGCGCGCCGCCTGGCCCCACCCCACCGCCGTCGGCTTCCACGGCATGGCACCGGCCGTCTGGATCCTCGGCCACGAGATGATGCTGCGAGGCCGCCTGCGCGACGCCAAGGCCGCCCGCCGCGCCGCTCAGATCGCCGCCGGACTGCGCCCCGCCCCGCTCCCGGTCATCCGCCTGGCCTGGTGGCTGCTGGCCCCCTTCAGCACCTTCACCGTCTGGCGCCTGGTGAAGCTCTGGGAGAAGCCCCAGGACTACGTCATCCGCACCGAGGCCAACCGCCGCAAGGACAAGGGCCGGAACGTCCCGCGCGCCTGGGAGGGCTACCTCACCACCGACGCCCCGGCCGCGCCCACCCCGGCGCACAAGCGGCACGAGATCTGCGGCGCGACCGCCCTCTTCACCGCCGACAGCCTCCTGCCCGCCGCCAAGCCCCTCCCGAAGATCACCACCACCGTCTACCGGGACTCCCGCCGCGAGATCGTCCCGGACGACGAGCTGAACGCCTTCCTGCGCCTCCTGCCCACCGCCCCGGCCGACGGCCGCCCCTTCGACGTGGCCGCCCAGTACGTCGCCGACGTCGAGACCCTCTCCAGCCCGTACGACATCAAGATCACCAACAAGCTCCTCGGCGAACTCCTCAACGTCGATGAGACCTACGCCTCCCGCCTGCGCAAGGCCGCCAAGACGACCACCCCCTGACCACCCCAGACATTTTCTGAGCTAGGCCGATAGAGTGAAACCAGCAGGGCCCGGATGAGCGTGACGGCTCACCCGGGCCCTGCTCACGTCTCAGTAGCTGTAGAACGCCCGGTCCGAGGAGTACAGGTCGTCGGCCACCGTGGCGAGCAGGTCATCACTGGAGCCCCGGTCGCACGAGTCGGTCAGCCCCTTCTCGAACGCCTCGATACTGCTCGTCGCCGGAGCCCGGTCACCCTCGGTGCCGTCGGTCCCCTTGGCACTGGTCAGCAGCTCCTCGGCCGCATCCCAGCGCTCACTGTCCCCCAGGCGTCCCGTCCAGTCCGAGCAGGACTGCGCCCCGTACGAGACCGACGCGTCCTTGCTGCTGCCGTCACCCGAACCGCTGCTGCACGCCGTGGCGGCGCACACCGTGGCGACGGCCGCCAGCAACAGGCCCACTCTGCGCATGAGTTCCCCACCCCTCCTGCCCGGGACCTCCCCGGCCCGGTGTGGAGGCTATTGAAGCACCTCGGCCAGCGCGCGGCGTGCTTCGCTGATGGCGGTGGCGGGATCGGGCCAGCAGAACAGCCGGTCGACGGACAGGGCGCTGATGCCTTCCTGCCAGCCTTCGGTGGTCCAGGCCCGGCCGCCGCCCCGGGCCATGGTGCTCACGGCCCAGCCGGGGCCGTGCACGAGCGCCTGGCGCCGCACGAGCAGCTCCTCACCGCCGTTCTCGGGGACGGGGACGCGGTACTCGGTGGCGTCGGCGGCGAGGGCCTGGGCGGCCTCCAGCTCGCTGCGCAGGCGGGCGTTCTCTGCGGCGAGGTCTTCGGGCGTGGTGGTCACGGGTTCTCCTGGGGTTCGTCGAACAGGCCGGTGTGGGCGACGGCGTCGGCGGTGACGGGGCGGGGGCGTTGGGCGAGGCGTGAGTTGGTGTCGGCGATGGCGCGGACGAGTTCGTTGGGGAAGCGGCTGTAGAGGGGGCGGCCGGTGCGGGAGAGGAGCAGGGCCCATTCGCCGGGCTTGGGGGTGGGTCGGTGGGGGAGGTAGTCGCGGATGGCGTCGCCGACGAGGGGGTCGAGGTCCATCGGGCGGCCGGGGCCGTCGTGGTCGTCGGGGACGCGGCAGTGCCAGCTGCCGTCGGGCTGTTCGTTCATGAGGCGCATGTCGAGGCGTACGGCCTGTGCGGGGCGGAGCCCGGCGAGCAGGAGGTAGGCGAGGAGCTGGTCGCGCTGGTGGTGCTGGCTGCGGTGGGGGCCCCAGGCGCCGACGGCCTTGAGGAAGGCGGCGCGTTCGCGGGCGTCGAGGCGTTGGGGTGTGCCGGTGTCGCGGTCGATGCCGGAGCGCAGGTCGTACAGGTGCGGGGGAGTGAGGACCAGGCCCCGGTCCTGGGCTGCTTCGTAGTACTGGACGAGGGCGGTGATGCGCCGGTCGTGGCTTTTGGCGACCTCGGGGTATTCGGCGACGAGGACGTCGAGGGCTTCGGGGCCGGTGAAGGGGACGTCGCCGAAGTAGTACCGCAGGTGGTCCTCGTAGGCCCAGCGGGCGACGTGCTCGGGGCCGACGTGGTAGGGGTCGACGGCCTGCGGGCGCCGGGAGGCGCACCACGTGAGCCAGCGCTTGACCTCGCGCCGGTACTCGATCTGTGTCGAGGGGCGCAGGGGCGCGTTGGCCAGCCAGTCGTCGAGCAGCGTCAAGGGATCCACACCTCCTCATCCTGCCGTCCCTGCCCGAGAGGTCAACCTTACAAAACCTCGCAAGGCCACCACCCACTAGGGGAAAGCGCGCGCGGCGCCGTCCCGCACTTCGCGTTTCTACCTCAGCCACCGGCCGGTGGGTGGGCCTGCGCGAGGTTTTGTAAGGTTGCTCAAGAGGGTGGGAACGCCGGATGGCCTGGGGTGCTGCAGGAGGGTTCGGCGGCTGGCGGGCCGCTGGCGGATACCCCGATCCTGCCACGGCCGCCACAGCGAAGGCCAGCAGCGCCGCGCCCCGTTTCGCTACGCTCCCCCACATGCGAAGCACCGAGCCAGACGAGCCCCTCGACCTCGACGACCTCCCGCCCGAGCTGCAGGACGCCCTGCGCCGGATGAGCGCGCGCGGCGACGGCCCCGTGATCGACCTCGGCACCGGCGCCCTCGTGGCCAAGGACGGCGCCCTCGTCACAGACCCCCCTGACGGCCAAGAGCTGGTCGCCTGCAGCGAGTGCGCCCGCGCCGTCGCCCTCGGCTGGTGGGGCAGCATCGCCCGCCACATGGGCGCCCCCGGCACACCCGTCTGCTGGCTGTGCGGCGAAGGCAAGGCCATCCTCACCCCGGCTCAGTGGTTCGCCGAGGTCGTCGCGCTCATCCAGGCCAACGGCCCCCAGCGCCGGACCTGGCACGAGGACGCCATCAAGGGCATGGGCGCCTTCACGATGCCCGAGCCGCCGGGACAGGCTTGACGGTCCCGCCGGGCAACTCCGGGGGGGGGAGGGGAGAAGTCGGCGGGACCTGGGGAGCGCGTACCCGGGTCCCGCCTCTCTATGCACACACGAAAGACCCCGCCCATGCGCCACGGGGATGAGACGCACGGGCGGGGTCGCCTGAGGGGGCTACGTGCCCAGGGGACAGGGGGGAGGCGGCTCCTCATGGGGAGTCATCTTGCGCCGGGGGCAGAAGATCAGCGCACGGGACACCCACGGCCCCGCCCCCACCGAGTAGTAGCCGTACACCACGTCATCCCCCAGCGACAGCCACTGGCGCGAGTACTCCAGACGCTCCTTCAGAGGGAAGAACTCTTCGTCCCGGGGCGGCATCGGGGTCATCTCGCTCTCCAGCCACGCGAGCATCGGAGCGATCTCGGTGAAGGTCTCCACCACGTGCTTGCGAGGTTTCGACAGCCAGTGCTTGATCTCGATCGGCGGGTAGCTGTCTGGGACCTTCTTCTGCCGGATCATCGCGTCCGTGTAGGTACGGCCGGTGTACGAGTAGGCATGCCAGTGCTTCACGGCAGCAGGCTAGTCCGTCGCCAGGACTGCGTTGCGGACAATGGGCAACATTTCGTCGTCCGTCGTCACCAGATGCAGCGCGCCGACGAGGTACTCGCGCATGCGGTCCATCGCCGGGGCCGGGTCGGCCAGCAGGCTGGAGGGGGTGATTTCCTCGCGCAGGGCAGGGTCCGCCAGGGCGTGGGCGAGAGCCTCGTCGACCATCTGCTGCGCCAGCCAGTGGAAGGTGCGCGCGGCCAGGGCGAAGGTCAGGTGCAGGGACGTCTCGTCGCCCTCGGTGTAGGGGGAGTGCACGTAGGCCCGAGGCAGCCAGAGCACGTCGCCGGGGGCGAGGGTATAGCTGGCGGCCGGAGGCGTGTTGGCGAGGAAGTGGTGCTCTTCGTTGGTGAAGCCTCGGGTGATGAAGTTGCCCCATTCGCGTACGGGGTTCTCGACGAACGGCTCGTGTACCGGCCATGTCTTGCGTCCGGCAAGCTGGACGATGAGGGTGACGTAGGGGTCGTAGTGGTAGCGGAAGCCCTGGCAGCCGGGTGGGGTCATGTAGGCGTTGATGTGGGTGCGGCAGCCCGTTTCGGCCTGGATGTCGGCCCGCAGGCGGGACAGGGGCGGGCGCATGTTCTCCAGCTTGCGCAGGGAGACGGTGCCGCCGTTGTCGAGGTGGGCTCGCAGGGTGCCGGGGTGGGGCATGTCGCCCGCGACGAAGGAGCGGCGGTCGACGAGGGTGCCGTCGGGCGCGACGAGGACGACGTTGTGCGCGGGGATGCACTCGCTGTCGATCAGGTCGTTGGCCTCGTTGAGGGTGAGCAGGTCGCGGAAGGCGCTGGGGTCGTGGTGGTGGACGCGAGGCTTGGCGGGCCAGGCGGCCAGGAGGTCGGGTACATCTTCCACCAGGTCGGAGAGAGGCATTGGGCGTCTCCTGTCGGAGTGGCTGCGGTAGAGGTGCGGGAGGGGCACCCGCGCCCGCCGTCGGGCGCGGGTGCCCCGTCATGCCGGGTGGAGCGTCAGGCGGTGGCGTTCGGGGCGTCGTCGTTCTTGGCGAGCCAGCCACGGGCGAACTTGGTCAGCTCGGCCTCGGAGAAGCGCAGCTGCGGCGAGTCGCCCTGGAGCTTGGTGTCACCGACGGCGTAGCCGCCGCCGACGAGGGGGGCGATCTCGATGCAGTCCTCCATGTTGCCGTCGTTGTCCTGGCCGCCGCCGCAGAGGGCCGAGAAGGGGCCCTCGATCTTGCGGTCGTAGAGGTCGGTGGTGGCCTTACCGGATGCGTCCATTGCTGTCCTCCTGTGCGAAGGTCTCCGGTCCGGACGGGCCGGAGCAGGGCAACGCAGCGTGATCATGCGTAGCCGGTTGATCACGGAGCGTGCCGACAAGAAGGAAGCTATGACATATTCTCGCGAGAGAGAAGTCTCTCTTCCGATCCGGCATATGCCCGGTTGACGACTCGCTGTCTGCAGGGGCTGCCGGGGCTCCAGGGGGTGGAGAGAGGAGCCCACCATGCCGCCCCGTAAGAAGCAGCCCGTCCGTACCGAGGTACGTCTCCCCGTTTTTCCCGAGCGGACCTGCCGTGAGCCGGTCGCCGGAGAGTTCGCGATCCACTCCTGCGAGGTTGTCGAGGGCCACCTGGGCCCGCACGCCTCGCAGTCTGTGGCGAAGTCGATCGAGCTGCGGCTGGCATGGGAGAACAGGAACCTCGACAAGCTGGAGCCGACCGACGCGGCCGACCCGTTCGCGAGGGTGCCGTGAGCGGCTCTGGGGCCTTCCCGCCGCCCCCGGCGGCCGATCCCGCCACCGCCCTCCACGACGGCGCCGTGGCGGCCCTGCAGCGCCTGCACAACTACCTCGCGGTGAACCGGCCCAAGGCCCTGGTGGCCGCCGACGGCGGCGACGCGGTCGACGTGGCCATACGGCTGCTGGAGCAACTCCCGCCGGAGCGCTAAGAGTTGGCATATGCCAACTCGGAGAATTCTCGCGAGAGCTGAGAAAATGTCACCCGACCGGGTGCATACTGATCCCACTTCGGCCTCACGGCCGGAGAGCCACGCCCCCGAACAGCAGATGCGGTGCCTGCGGACTCCGCCGCCATGTCCGCTGTAGTGGCTGTCGTCGCTCATGAAACAAGCAGGGCCCCTCGCCACCATCCGGGAGAGGGGCCCTGCTTGCTGCCTGCCGTCAGGAGCTGTGCGCCCGGCGCGCCAGCCGCGCCAGCGGGTGCTGCTTCGAGGCCTTCTTCCACTCGGGGAAGCGCTCGCCGAAGACCTGGTCGACCTTGGTGTCGCGGCCCAGGGTGATCTTCACCGCGTAGCCGCCCTTGCTGATCTCGAACGGCCGCTTCAGCTGGGCCAGGTAGTCGACCCGGGTACCGGCCGGGGCCTGGGCGTCGAAGTACGCGGGCAACACGAAGTTGGAGACCGAGACCTGCTTGCCGCCGACGTGCACCATATACGCGCCGTCCTCGACCGCGTCGCACGCCTCGTAGGCGTACAAGCCGTCGCCGCCGTCGGAGGCCCACAGCTGGACGTGAGGGTCGACGAACGTCTCCAGGACCTCGTGGCTCAGGACGGCCGCCACGGACAGCTCGCCCTCCAGGACCGTGCCGCCGTTGTCGAGGACCGGCGAGGCGAACACCTTGCCGTAGACCGTGCCGTCGGCCTCCTCGGAGTGGTAGCCGAGCGCGTCGGCCTGGTCGGCGGTGTCGTAGAGGCCGATCGCGTACGACCCGGCCGGGACGGCCGCCCCCTTGGGCAGGAACACGACGCTGGCCGTCTTGGAGCCCCACGCCGGGGCAACGTCGTAGCGGACCTGATGGGCCACTGCGCGCACCATCAGGGCGGCGTCGGCGTCGGTCACGCGGGTGGAGTGGTTCTGGACGACCACGAACACGAGAAGCCTCCTGCAGAGAGGGAACAGGGCCCTGGGAGCAGGCCCTTCATCCCCTGGGGGCCTCTGCAGGAGGCAGCACAGGTAAGAGAACGATGAAAACGCGGTCAGCCCATCTCGCGGGCGGCCCTGCGATCCTCTTCCATCTCGGCAGCGACCATCCGGTATTCCTCACGGAGGGCCTGGACCAGCGGGCCCGTCTCCGGCTGCACGGGAACGCCGACGCGGCGCATCTCCTCGCGTGCCACCTCCGCCGACGCCTCCCACTCCCGGACGGCGACGCGCACGGCCGCCCGGACGAACTTGGCGAACACCTTCATGTCGGGGTTGGCCATGGCGAACTTTTTCCAGTGGGCCTCCAGCGGAGGACCGAGCGTGATCGTCTTCGGCGGGGAGGACTGGACCGCGCCCTCAGCGAAGAGCAGCTCCATCGGCGGCATGAGGAAGTCCAGGTCCATGTCCAGCTGCAGCCCTGCCTCGTCGGCCGGGGGCGGCTCCGGCGCGGGTTCCGGCTGGGGCTCCGGCGCCGGTACGGCGGGCTGCAGCTCCTGCTGGTAGCGCCTCTTGCGGGACCTGCTGGTTACCACTGGTCGCCCTCTCGATCGTGGTGGACGACCAGTGTATCCCGGTTCAACGGTTCAACGGATTTCCGTTTTCCGGTGTCATGCGCCCTTTGCAAGGAACTTCGCCAGGTCGTACACCGGTGAGGCGTCGAGGTCGTCCTCCTCCTCGGGCTCTGGCTTGGCCCATCCGTGGATCGGGCTGTTGTACGTCACGTTGAAGCCGAGGATGGCGGCAGGCGGGCGCTCGCGGTACTGCTCGAACAGGGCATCGCCGGAGTGCCCCTCGCGGCCGTTGCAGGAGCGGCACAGCAGTCCGCGCACAAGCGCCGTTACGTGGTCATGGTCAACAACCTCACCGCGCCGTACGGTACTTCGGCCGCAGACGGCACACCGCTCATCCTGCCAACGGTCGAGCAGGTCCAGGCAACCCCTGAAGTCGCGGATGCCGAGACGTCCAGCAGCGGATCGCAGAGAGTCGGTGACACCCCATTCCCAGCAGGCGGGCTCCGTCCGAGGAGGACGCGGAACGATCAGGGGTGTAGTCACAGGACTCCTCGCATGGCGTTGTCCTTCGCCTTCGGCCGGACGTAGATGTGTACCTGCGTGCCTTCCTTCGACCAGTCGCCCTGGTCGCAGATGGCGCTGGTCGACGCTCCGGTTTGGGATGCGGCCGAGGCGCCCGAGCCTCGCAGGGTGTGTGCTGAGTGCCGGGTGTTCTTCGGTGGCTTGAGCCCGGCCGCCTTCGCTGTCTTTTTCACCAGCGTGTTCACCCACGACGCGTCCAGGCGGTACGGGAGGATGTTGTCGGACCGGGAGACGCGTCGGAACAGCGGGCCGTCCGTGATGCCCTGGGCCTCCAGCTCGTCGACCCAGGCTCGCAGCGCGCCGACGGGGTCGGACAGCTCGTGGCTGCCCGGGGGCAGGGTGACCTTGTGGCCGTCGGCCGCCTGGTCGGTCTTGGAGTAGGTCTTGAGCATGTCGGCGTCGCCGTTGTCGAGGAAGACCAGGTCTTGCCGGTCGAAGCGGACCAGGTTCGAGCGCCGGGCGAAGGAGGACATGCCGACGGTCAGGATGGCGCGGTCCCGCAGCGTGGCGACGCGGCCGGGCGGCAGGGTGGCCACCATCCGCCGCAGCTCGTCGGGGTTGACGATCGCGGCCTGCATCGGCCGGAACCCGGCGTCGGCCCGCTCCTTCTTGTACTGGCTCACGATGCGCCAGGCGTCGCCAGTGTCCGGCATCAGCTTCTCGTCCACGTTGGCCTGGTCGTGGAAGAACACCACGGCGGCGATGCCCTGCTTGATCGCCGACACCGAGTGGCCGAGGTCGGCCCGGTCGGCCACCCAGTTCGTCAGGGCGTCCGTGGAGCACGGCTGTGACGGCTCGCCCTCGGCCGCGCACCAGGCGACGAACCTAGGCCACTCCCGGGCGTACGCGCGCAGCGTCTCATCGGGCACCGAGCCTTGCAGGCGCCGCCGGGCCGACTCCGAGAGCCGGGCTCGGCGCGGCCGGACGGCAGGGGTGGAGCCGTCGATGGGCTGCAGCGTCACAGCACGCTCCAGCCGCCGCAAGTGCGGCAGGAGACGGCGGTGGGCACGCCGCATCGGTCGGCTTCGTTGAGGACTCTCTGAATGATCTCTCGGGAGGCAGGTGTGACGCTCCAGCCGGTGAACTCGCGGGCAGGGATGCGCGGGCAGCCCTCGCGGTGGACGCTGACTCGACGCATGAGGGTGCTGTTGCGGTAAGCCTCGCCACGCTTGATGGCCAGCATCATGGTCGCCGAGGCAGGAGCATCTCCGGGGCGGGCCTCGACGATCTTGAGCGGATCGGGGTTCACCTGCAGCCTGCGCTTCTCCGTCATGAGGTGATCTTGCCGTACCTCTCCTCGATCTCGGCCTTGCAGGGCTTGCACGTGCTGTGCCCGAACCCCCAGGCCAGCACGCCGAACTGATCGCGATCCAACCAGAGGAAGCACGAGCCGCACAGCTCCTGCTTGACAGGGTCGGTGGGGGGCTCGCAGTGCAGGTACCAGCCGGTCAGACGCTCCTTGCCCGTCTTCGTCTTGTTGGTCGCGTGCAGGTTGCGCAACGCCACCCACCGGTGCCCGCCCATGCGCTGGCCGCCGGTCGGATCCCATACTTCGGCCTTGTCGCCGACCACGCACTCGATGACGAACGGCTTGCCGGGATATGCATAACTCGGCGGTCGGCACGGTACGTACGTCTGCCAGCGCTTCACCTCGAAGGTCACGACGCCTCCTCCTCGTCGTCGTCGACGGTGGTCACGAGGTCACCCCCGCCGTGCGCTCCAGGTCGATGATGCACGCGGCTCGCGTGTTCTGGGCGCTGTACGGCACGTCGAGGCTGTGCCGCCAGGAGATGAGCCGGTAGTCGCGCGGCCCCCTCTTGGTCATCTTGTAGGCGGGCTCGTCGTACTTCGTGATGGTGCCGAGGACCCTGCCGTCGCGGGTGGCCTCGTACGTCGCCACGGCGTTGTCATCGTCGACCGTGTCGATCTTGCGCAGTCGGGTCTTGCTGGTGCTGGCGGTCACCAAGTCCCCCTCAGATTTTTGAATGTCACGGTAACTCAGGTTACCGGAGGTGTCGCGGCCCCGCACGTCTCTCGTCGCAGCGCGGGTACAGCGACACCCACACGCCGCCGTGCTCGCCGTGCCACTCCTGGCAGCGCACCACGCGGTGCAGGCCGTCCGTGCACATCTCGCAGCGCAGCCTGCCTGCAGACTGCCTCAGGAGCGCACCCCGGAAGGACGGGCCGACGCGGGCATAGACCCGTCGGACAGACCGGCACAGCGCTGCCGCGCAGGCGTCCACGGTCGGGAACTCGCCCCAGGCCTGCCCATAGACCGAACCCCATGACATGCCGATACCCATGTCGCACGCCTACCCGTCCGCACGCAGCTCACACAGGTTCTCCACAGCAGCCGCCGTAACCATGTTCGATCATGCTTTGTTGACTCGTCAGTAACGTGTCGCCCCACACATTCGAACGCTGGTTCGATAGCGTGGGAGCCGGAACCGAGGGGAGGTACGGAGCCGTCCAAGCACAGGATCGCTCTCACAAAAGTGTGTCCACATCAAGAAGTTGACGATAGAACTGAACAAAGTTCATCTCTCTTCACTGCGTGTGGCCTGCACGAACGTTGCACCCACCCCCTTGATGGGGTAGGTTCCGAATGCCGCGACTTTCAACTATCTGTCTCGACGCATTCTGGGTCCGCCCGGCCACCCGCCATCCGGGCGAACGCATCGAGTAATGAGGGCGATAAATGCGCACGTATCGATAGAGAAAAGGCAAGGACATGAGTGTGGAGTCCACTGCCGAAAATGACCCGGAATCCCGCCCCGAGTCCTTTCGGCTTGAACACCGCAGAATGCCAAAGCGCGCGTACCTAATGGCAGTGGCAACCGGAGTCGCCTGCCTCTTCGCCGGGTTCTCCATTGCCTCCCAGTCAATTCCCCCGGCGCCGTCACCGTCGGCCATTGCATCGCCGCGCACGCTGGTGGGCCCTACCCCCTGGACCATCCCCGGCGACGGCGTCTACATCGTCGGCACCACCGAGACGGCCGACGTGCAGCCGGGCCTGTACCACGCGCAGGGCAACCAGCACTGCAGCTGGCGCACCTCCAAGGACGCGACCTTCGAGCGGCGCTCGGTCATCGCCTCCGACACCGCGACCGGCGACGCCTATGTCCAGCTGCGCGCAGGGGAGTTCTTCGACACGAACGAATGCGCCACCTGGCACCGTGCCACTGGCCCCGGGGCCCCCAGATGAGGCAGTCTTGAGCGACGGCTTCTCGTGGCCGATTCTGGGAACGACGACGCCCCCGGCAACTCATCTGCCGGGGGCGTCTCCGTGTGCCAGGGGGCCGCTACATCAGCCCTTGACGCTGGTGACGAACGACGACCAGGCGGCCGGGCTCACCGTGATGACGGTGCTGCGGGCCGGGTCCTTGCTGTCGGCGACGTCGATGTCCATGACGTCAGTGCCGACCTGGCCCTTGCGGGTCTCGACGCAGGCTTCACCGCTGCCTGCGCTGTAGGAGGACTTCCTCCACGGGGTGTGCTGCTTCTCAGCCATCTGTGCCTTTCCTTCCATCTCTTTCGTTAACTCCCCAGGTTCTTGAGGAGTCCGTGCAAGTATCGGCGAGTTTCTGCCGGAGACAACGCCTGACTGATGAGCTGCTCATATCTGGCTCGATATGAGCGCACTCGGTCAGGGTCGTCACTGAAAGAGCCGTCGCCGTGGTAACCCTCACGGAAAATTATGTCGATGTTGTCATCGAGTGTCAGGAGGCTGAATGAGCCAGCCAGTCCAGTGTGCAGGCCGGTCTCCATCGGCAGGACCTGGATGGTCGCCGCCATCTCGCCCAGATCGAGCAGACGCCGGACCTGGTCGGGGTGGGCCGCCTTGTTCGTGACGCTCGGCGGCGTCAGAACAGCCGCCTCGCCGAGGACGACCCAGAGCCGGGGCGGAGCCGGTTCCACGCGTTCGAGGATCGCCTTGCGGGCCTCGCGCAGCTTCATGCGGTCCCTCTCGACACATCCCTCGACGGCGGGGCCGGTGAGCGCCGTGTCGCTGGCGCGGATGGCCTCCTCGGAGTACGCCTTCGTCTGCAGGAGGCCGTGTATCACGACCGGCTCGAACGCCCGGATCTCCCTGGCGAGGGATTCCACGTCGGCGTAGTCCTCGTACGAGGGGCCGAGGCTGTTGCCGTACGGACCCCAGGGACCCTTGGTCGCCGAAATCTCGGCCCACTTCGTCCACTTGGCGATCGTCTCCGGATCGGTGACGCCGTACAGCTCGGCCAGCTGCGGAATCTTCTCCACGGTGACGGGCGCGATGCCGTCCTCTTGACGGTATACGACCGGCCGAGAGATACCCAGGGCCTTGACTACCTCTTCAACGTCCACGTCGGCGGCTACGCGGGCGCGGTTGAGCATGTTGCCGAGGACCGTCCTCCTGATCGCCCGGCGGGCCTTGTACGGCACGTGTCCTCCCCAGTTGGCGTGCTGGCCCACAGTGTGCACCCTCGCAGCCCTCCTGGACCAACACACGGTAGAGAGAATTCTCCGCTCAGGGCTTGCGTACGAGAGAATTCTCCGCGACGGTGGGTAACAACCCGCTTGCGCCAGGTACCGCATCGGTGTGAGTAGGTCTCACCTGCCCATCTTGCAACGGGAGTTACACATGCACTCCCCGCTCAGCCCGGGGCCGCCACCTCTGGGTCCTCTCAGGCACCTGAGATACCGCAGCTTCTACCCCCTTGACCAAGCGAGCGTCCGCCACGCCCGCGAGGAGTTCCGCTCTGTGGTCTACCGCAGCCAGCTCGACGGCGACATCGCCGAGGCCGCCGAGCTGTGTTTATCCGAGCTGGCCGGTAACGCCATCCGACACGCCAAGGACCCCCGCCTGCGTCGCTGGTTCCACGTCGAGTGCAACGTCCTCGGCATGCGCCGCCGGTACGTGGAACTCGGCGTACACGACATAGACGGCGTCCACATCCCCGTCCTGCCGGACCCGGCCACGGCCGCCGACCAGCTCCTCGACATGGACGAGGACGCCGAGAACGGGCGCGGCCTGCTGCTCATCGCCATGCGCTCCGACGGCATCGGCGTCGACCACGGGCCCGGCCTCAACGGCAAGCGCATGTGGTGCCGTTGGTACCTCCCCACGCCAAAGAGGCCCGTCGTCGACCCGCGCGCGGCGTGGGCAGCGGGCGCCCGCTGACCCCTCCCCCGGTGGACCGCCTCCGCTCTTGACACGCGCAACAATTGGTGCGCTAGAGTGGGGGCGTTGTCGTCGGAGTTGTAAACACTTCGCGCTGACCGCCGCCATGGTCCAGCGCATAGCGTGAACATTCCGGCGACCGAGTAAAGGGCACCCGCCAGTCCTTCACCGTCAGGAGTCCCCGCCATGGACACCATTTCCCTCAGCAAGTGCATTTCCGATCTTGAATCCAGCGACCTGGAAAAGATCCGCGTCGAGGAACTCACCCCCGGCTGTGTAATCGCCAGCCCGACGTTCAAGAATCACGTCGTCGTCGAATTGCCGGAACGGCTGAACGACGTCACGACGACACACGCCCTCACCCTCCGCCATGTTCACGGCGGCCACACCGTGCGCCCCTACTTCCCGGGCGGCGACACCACGGTGCGCGTCTTCCGCACCCGCCTGCCACAGTCGATGATCGACGAGGTGCCCGACGTCCCGCCCTGCGTCATCCCTGACGAACCCGCCGTCGGCGACCGTGTCGTGATGCACTGGCGCAACGGGAGCGCCCCCGAGGTCTACGAGTGGGACTCCGAGCACTGGTGCTCGGTCGCCGCCGACGAGGACGGCTATCCCCGGGTCGGGCGGTACTCCAGTCCTGCCATGCGCGACTTCGTCCGGCTCACGGACACGCCCATCGAGTACGGCTGGTACGTGTACGAGCCCGCGAAGGCCGTCTGACCTGCTCGTTTAGCGGGTGTTGATGGAACTGCTTGACATGGGCAACAGCTGTTGCGCTAGAGTGGGCCTCGTTGAAGCAACGCCCCGCCATCCCGCCGCCTGGAGAACACCATGAGCACCGAGACCACCGAGGCCGTCGAGCCCTACCGCATCGCCGAGCACCTCAGCCGCACGATCTTCTCCTCGCTCTTCCCGCACGACCCGGAGAACAACGAGAAGCGCCACGGTGCCCGGCGCGGCAACCTGGCCGCCGAGCTGCTCATCCCGCCCGTCGAGGCCGCCGCCGACGTCGAGGTCGACGACATCCTCGTCGTCGTCGAGGACGACGCGTACGGCAACGCCCTGCGCACCCACACCGCCCGCGACATCCTCATGCGCCATCCGCGCACCCACCTCGTGCGGGTGCTCTCCAAGAGCGCCAGGTCCATCGTCGTGAAGTGGGTCGACCTGCCCCGGGGCAACTGGCATGCCAACCTGGCCGAGTTCGGCACTCCGTACCAGCTCCACGAGCCGCAGCGCCTCATGCTCAACTCTGCCTCCCGGGAGGTCGGCCGCCTCGGCACCGTCGAGGAGCTGCGCCAGAAGCTGGCCGCTCACCCCCAGTTCGGCGAGTGGCAGGCCGCCTACACCGCCGCCGTCGCCGAGCAGGAGGCCCGCGACGCCGCCAGCAAGGCTGAACGAGAGTCCGAGGCCGCCCGCCTGGTCCCGGTCAAGGAGGCTGTCGCCGGACTCAACAAGATCGCGGGCGAGCCTCTGGTCGAGCTGACTTACAGCAACTCCGTCATCGGGGTGACCCGCTGGCTGCACGCGAACGGCTTCCTGCGGACGCAGGTGTACATCTGCGGCCTCAACGCCGTCGGCCGCATCACCGACGAGCAGCAGGTCGAGGCACTCCGCCACCTCGACGTGATCATCGCCGCCGCTAAGGAGTCGGGCAAGTGAGCGGCCCGGCCGCCGAGACCTGCGGTGCCGAGCATCCCGAGCAGCCCGGCACGCTGTGCACCCGAGAGCCGCACCAGAACCAGGGTTTCCACTCTGAGCGCCACACCCGCACCGTCTGGCCCGCCGACCCGGTCCCGGCCGTTCAGGGCAGCGGCCGGGGCGCCCTCGCCGCCATCGCCGCCCGCACCACCCGACACCACCACACAGGCCCCGCCAGCGAGGCCATCGCCACCTGGAAGGACCACCATGACGGCTAAGCCCGACGAGAGGATCGACGTCACCCGCGACGACGTCCTGAACGCTCTGGAGAAGTACCCCGACACCCTGCGAACCGTCGCCGACGTCGCCCGCTTGGTCGTCACCCGCGTCTACAACATCGAGCACGTCTACGACGGCCAGACCGCCATGTGGCACGTCCATCAGGCCAACTTGAAGCGCCTGCTGGCAGGCATGGTTGCCGACGGTTCGCTGGTCAAGCGCACGGGCGAGGGCTGGGAGGAGCACGGCGCGCCGGGGTGGCTGGGCCGCCCGAACGGTCACTACTACGTGCTGCCGTCCCAGGCCCGAGCCTGGCAGGAGGCGGCCGACCAGGGGCGCGCCAAGGCACTCCAGGAGGAGGCCGAGGAGCACGCCCGGCGCGTACTGGCCGAGCAGTACCCGGAAGAGTTCGCCTCCCTCGTCCACGCCTACCGCGAGGAGAACGGCGCGGCCGTCGCCGAGGGAGCGGGACAGTGAGCCTCCAGACGTGGGCCCCGCTGGCCGAGCTGCACCGCGATCTGAAGAACCTCAGCCTGCACTCCCTGGAGAACATGCTGGGCAGCGTCGACCTCGCCCCGCCGTACCAGCGCCAGGCCGTATGGGGGGTGCGTCGCCGTCAGCGGCTGGTCATGTCGCTCCTGCGTGGTCTGTCGGTCGGGTCGATCACGGTCAACAAGCGCGGCACTCAGTTCAAGGAGCCCGGCTACGAGCCCTACGCGCCCGGGAATCCCATGTACGCCGTCATCGACGGCAAGCAGCGCTGGGAGACGGTCGTGATGTTCCTGCGCGACGAGTTCCCCGCGCCACGCACGTGGTGGCCGGAGGAGAGCCTGAGTGCCGTCTACGAGGAGAACGAGGACGGCCCCTACGTGCGCTTCTCGATGCTCTCGAAGCGCGGACAGAACCGGTTCGCCGCGCGCTCGATCCCCTTCGACGAGGTGACGGTGCCGACGATCGAGGCCGAGAGGGAGGTGTTCCGCCTGCTCAACACGGGTGGCCTGCCCCAGGGCGAGGAGGACGACGACAGGTAAGCGGGGCCGTGTCAGTGGTCTCCCCTACGGTGGCGCCGGGCGTGAAGCCCGGCGCCACCAGCGTTTCCCTGCCCGAGTAGACAGGCAACGATTGATGCCTTAGAGTGGAGCCACCTTCCCGCCAAGAGGAGCACACACGATGACCGATAAGCCCCTGACCGAGATGACCCCGGTCGAGATCGACACCGAGCTGTCGAAGCTCTGGGACAAGGAGGCGCAGGCCGAGTCCAGCCGTCTCGCCCTGGTGGTCAGCCTGCACAAGGCGGTCGGCGACGAGCCCCGCCGGGTGCGTGGCGCGCGGGGCCCGATCTTCAAGCTCTCCCCTGAGCGCGTCTGGGAGCTGGCCATCATCAAGGCTCGCGCCCCCTACACCGAGGCCGAGAGCTACACCGCCCGCGAGGTCGACCGCCTGCTGACCAACTGGGCCATGGCGTCCCGGAAGCTGGAAGACCTGGCGGCCGAGATCAAGCCGTACACCGACGAGTACCGGCGCCGGGGCGGCTGGAACAGGGTCTTCCTGGCCCAGAGCTACGACGGCCACGCCCACAACGGCACCGAGTGCACCCAGTGCCACAAGGGCGAGGAGCGCACTCAGTTCGCGTGGCTGGTCCGGTACTCCGGCAAGACCGAGGCCGAGATCGTTGCCGCCGCCGGATGGCGCGCCTGTACCACCTGCTACCCCTCGGCGCCGGTCGGCGATGAGAAGACCCTCCCCACCAAGATGTTCACGCCGGACGAGGAGGAGGCGGCCAAGGCCCGCGAGGAGCGCGAGCAGGTGCAGGCGCAGCGCGCGGCCGACAAGACCGCCAAGGGCATCACCGCCCTTGACGGCGGCCCCCTCCGCGACCGGCACGGCAGTCGGATCGAGACCGAGCGCACGGCCGTCATCGAGGCCACCGACGGCCTGTCCGAGCGGTACAAGAACCTGCGGATCGAGCAGATCCTGACGGCCGACCCCGCCATGACGCCGTTCTTCTTCGACCGCGACAAGCGCACCGCCAATGAGGCTCGGGACCGCGCCTATGCCCTGCGGCTGATCGAGGCCATCGCGCACAAGCGCGGCAAGGACACCGAAGAGGTGCTGGCCGAGCTGGAGCCGAAGGCGCTCGCCAAGGCTAAGCGCGACCTCGGCGGCAAGGACTGGGCGCCGCGCTTCCGCTACTCCGCCTCGTTCCAGACGGAGGAGTTCGACGCCTACACGGCCAAGTGCAAGGCCGAGGAGCGCAAGCCCTTCGAGGCCCTGTCGCTGCGCTGGCCGAAGTTCTAGACCCCCGTCCGGCCCCGCCCGCCCAGGGCGGGGCCCCTAGTACCAGGAGGGCCAGCCATGGCCACCACCGACGACACCGCCCCGGCGGCCAAGGGCAAGCCCGGGGGCAACCCCACCGTCGTGCACGTCGCCGCGCACCTCAACCGCGCCGGGTTCAAGCTCGCCCGCTACACCGGTCGTATGGGGGGCAGCGGTGCCGGAGCCAAGGTCAGCAAGGCGGGCATCCGCAACGCCATCTCCGTGAGCTGGCGTGAAGACTGGGACAGTGTGGATCGGCGCCTTTCGCGGCTCGGGCTCAGCGCCGACGACTTCGGCAAACTGCCCCCACACCCCGAGGAAGAACAGCGCATTCGTGACTACGCTGCCGCACTCGCCCCCCGTTACGCCGTCGAGGTCTCGCAGTACCGGACCGTCGGCGGCTGGGTGAGCACTTCTCTGTACGTCACCCGGCGCGAGGAGCTGCCCGCCCGCCCCAAGGGCCTGCCCGGGGCCGCCAGCGTCGCCCGCGCCTTGCGGGAGGGCGCGCCTGGGCCGTGGGGGGTGGACGTCGTCGACCAGATCGACCACATCCGGATCGCCCTCGACGATGAGGAGGGCATCACCCCCGTACGGGAGGCGCTGACCGCCAACGGGTGGACCTTCGAGGAGCCCGCCCCAGCCATCGAGCACCACCTGTTTCACATCACCGGGTCGGCGCCGGATCGTCCCGCCCGTCTGCGCAAGCTGCGCGCCGAACGCGCCGCGAAGGCGGAGGCCGAGCAGTACGACGCCGACGACAACCCCCTCGGCATCCACGATGAGGATGAGATCGAGGAAGCCCCACAGGAGGCCGCCAGCGCCCCGGAGGAGGCCGAGGAGAAGCCGCAGGCCGCTCCGGTGCCGTACGCCTACGACAGCAAGGGGCGCCGTTGGCGGCAGGGGCAGCGAGCCGAGTTCAAGACCGTCGATGGGTTCCTGTACGCAGGTGAGATCGTCGGTTTCGGCGAGGAGGGCGGGGAGAAGACCGCAACCATTCTGGCGGACACCCGCCGGGGCGCCCCCGCCTCCCGCCGTCTGTACAAGGGAGACCCCAACCTGCCCGGCAAGCCCCGCTCGTTGGACCCGGCGGAGGAGTGGACGCGCCCCCTGACCAAGCTGAATAAGCCCCTCTGACCTGCGGACGGCCCGCCCCACACCGGGGCGGGCCGTCGTCTTCCCGGACCCAGTAGACACGCAACAGATGTTGCTATAGTGTGGGGCATGTCAACCCGCCAAGGAACACAAGGAGGGCCCGCAATGGCCACCCCCGAGAACGCGAAGAAGACCCGCATCCAGGGCATGGGCTGGGTGCCCGCCGACGAGGCCCAGAACCTGGAGGTCGGCGACCGCGTCATGTGGAACGGCGGCATCACCTCCACGGTGACGAAGATCGAGGAGGCGTCCCGCTGCTTCCTGCTCGTGCACCTGAAGTCGACCGAGACCGACGAGGAGCGGCCCCCGCGCCGCTGGAAGAAGACCGCGATCATCGCCCGCATCCCCCAGGAGAAGACCCCCGAGCAGGCCGCCGCCCCCAGCGGGTGGACGGACGCGGACACGTACCACCTGGACATCATCGACGCCGACGGCACGGTCTACGCGCACAAGGACGTGGACCGCCAGGAGGCCGAGCGCCTCGCCGCGCACGAGACCCGTACGGGTACCACCCGCGACGACGCGAGCGGCGTCATCACCGTTCACGGACTCAGCACGAACAGCGGGCCGCGTACCCACGTGCTCACCCCCCAGCGCCCGGGGGTGGAGTGGCCGTGCATGGTCGCCGAGGAGCCGACGGAAGCGGCCCCCGCCCGCCCGGCCGTTGAGGGCGTGGTGATCCCCGCCGGTCACACCCTCGGCATCCCGGCCGAGTACGCCGACAACGCCAATGTCCGCGACGCGTACGGCGCCCTCGTGGCCGCCGGGCACATCCCGGCTGAGCTGTCGAACCGGAGTGATGACGGGGTGGATGACACCGCGTTCGGCACCGGCTTCGTGATCTACGCCCGCGAGAGCGCCGTCCTGGTCGGCCACCTGGTCGACGGCGTCGACATGTGGAACAGCCTCCCCGACGCCGAGCGCCGCAAGATCCTGCGCACCTACCGCGACACCCTCCGCGCCGCCGGATGGGAGACCGACGGCCGCGTCATCGGCAAGCGCCTGCACGCCTGGCGCACCTCCCCGCTGCCCGAGGGCGTCACCGCCGCACAGACCCGGGGTGAGGCGCCCCAGGAGCTGCCCGAGGGCCCGGTGAAGGTCCGGTTCGGCCTGAGCGACGAGACCCGCGCACAGCTGCGGGAGAGCGGCGACCGCGCCCGCGCCGAGCACCGCGCCGAGTTCGACGAGCGCGCCCGCCAGGAGGCCGCCCGGCATGCCCCGCTGCCCGTCGGCACCCGCGTGCGGCACGCCGTCCAGGCGTGGGCCACCAGCGTGCAGGCACCCAAGGGCACCGCCGTGGTGGTCGGCGTCGGCCAGACCCACGCCGACGGCTCGTTCGAGTACAAGGTGATCAAGGGCCGGGACATCTCCCGGAAGATCGGCCCGGACAACCCGATGACCGAGCCGGGCGAGTGGAACAGCGACCGGGTGCGGAAGGTCGCGCCGCCGCGCTTCGAGGTGCAGAAGATCAGTGATCACCTGTGGGGCGTGCGCGACGTCGACACGGAGCTGTGGGCCGCCACGGGCAGTCAGGAGCGTTGCGAGGAGCAGGCCGGGGGGCT